ATGAAACTCTAGTTCTTTCTCTTGCAAATTTTCAAAGTCACTAGTGTATAACTTCTTGGCGGCCACCACATCAGGACGTTTATTGATGGCGTCGATGGTGTTCATCTGAGCTTGCCAAGCTGGATCTTTGATTGCGCTCACACCGGGCTTCAACTTTGCTTTAGTGAAGTAATTCACTACGCTATCTAAAGCTCCAAATGCGGAATCAAGTATTCCAGGCATCGGACGTGCGGTCTCCCTCAGCGCGTCGTCTGCGTCACTGTAGGCCCATTGAAGACTACGATCTTTGAGACGTGCAAGCTTTTGAGCATAAGTCAGTTTATCCAGCGGATCTTCATATTCGACAGGCGACATCTCCATATCGCTTATAACTGTACCGTCGTTGTTCAGATTACCACTTACACGACCATCTGCTCGACCACCCTTGGCGAAAGCCGGGAGTGGCTTGCCGCCGTTGATGGCCTCGACCAGACCACGGTTTGCCGAGTACGACGCCGCGTTGATCACAAATTCGCCGTTCGACAAACGCGCCAGCACCGAGTCGGAGGTGCCGGTACCTGGACCACGAACCTCGCCGCCCGTCGCCCTGGAGGCGGAGACAGCTTTGGTTGTGGGATCGGTCGCGGTCGCCTTATCGGGGACGGTGGGTTTGGCCTTGTCGGGAGCCGTGCCGCCCAGCCACGTGGGCAGAACAGAACGAATCTTATCGATGATGCCCAAGAACTTGTCCGGGAGCTTCTCGAAGAAGCCGATCGGATCCTTGATCGCCGCACTGATCTTATCGACGATGCTCGTGAAGACACTGCCGACCCAAGTGAACATAGCTTTGATGCTGTCCACAAAGGCTTGACCCACAGCGGTGATGGTGGCCCAATTGCTTACAATCAAGTAACCCACACCGATGACCGCAGCAATTAGCGCCGCAGCGATCAACACAGGCCAACCCACAAGACCAGCAATAAAGGTCGCAGCCATAGTTACGCCGGTGATTACAGCACTCGCGAGGAAACCTACACCCGCAGCGGCAGCCGTGGCCGCGCCCGCAGCGATTGCACCGACACGCTGAATGGCCAAGAAGCCGTAGTACTGTGCACGGAAGGCAATCCAGTAAGCCAATGCCTTGGCACCTTCAAGTGCCGTTTGAGCAAGCTTGGTGCTCATGATCGATTTCAGAATCATCCCCGGAAGACCGAGGAAAAGGAAGCCGATGAACTGACCGGCGAGCGCACCCAGCATAGAGCCGAGGCCCTGACCGATGGCCATGCCGCCGAACTGATAGAAAACCTGCTTGAGCATAGGTACAGGCAGAGAAGCGACAACAGTCTTGGCGAATTCCTGACCGGCCTTATCCAGATTGCCGATCTCGATTTTACCCGAGACGACATCCTTGGCTTGGTCTGAAGTTAGACGCTTGCCCTTGATCGTGACTTGATCGTTAGCCTGGAGTGCCTGCGCACCTTTGGCGTTACGATCGGTTTGGGCACGTTCGAGCGCCATATTGCCGACCTGCATGCCGACACCCGTGCCGACAGCACCGCCCACGAGCGTACCGAAATTCATCAGACCGCCCCTAATGGCTGCGCCCTGATCGCTGAACTTTTTGGCCGTTGCATCGGCGATGTCGCGAACCTTCTTGGCTCCAGCCAAAGCTGCACCGCCCGTTCGGTCACGATTGCCTTGCGCAGCAATAACAGCTGTACGCTCATTCTGCACATTCTTCAACGCGTCATTGTGAGCGGGATCGGTGTAACCGGCTGGAAGCTGACCACTCGCCAAAGCAAGTTTGGCCGCGTTCTTACCCATCGGCGCACCCGCAGCGTTCATGGCGTTGGCGAGCTTATCGAGAGCAACCTCAAAGCGAAGCTTGGAAGTCTCAAGCGCGGTGTCCAGGCGACTTACGACGCGGTTTGCACCACCTTCAGCAATCCTGGCGGAGACAACCTGACCGGCATAACCGACACGATTGGCCACAGCCTGACCGGCTTTACCCGGAGCAGTTGCGATGCCCATAGCCATCTTGGCGAAGTATTCACGACCAGCCTTAAACAGCAGAGAGAATTTGGCGATGAGCAGAAGGAAACCGAACGGATCCTTACTGATCGGACCACCCATCAACAGACGGAAGCCCTTGTCAATCATATTGACGGCAAAGCTGGCGAGCTTGATGAACAGTTCATGCCACAAACGCTCATCGATGAAACGAGCGCTGGAAGCCAAAGCGGCGGTTGTGAACAGAGAAATGACCACAGAACGAGTGGTGCCGCTCTTCATTGCGAGCATCAGACCACCAACCACCAAAGCGGTGATGCCTGCGGCGAGAGGAGCCTGCTTGTCGCGAGGAATATGAAGCTTATCCGCAAGCATAAAGCGGGTGTAGTTCTTGATGGCTACCTGACCGCTCATGGGATCCTGTTCACGGACCTTCATGTTGCCGTTGAAGAACTTATTCCCTGCGGCGAGTACCTTGTTTGCGCCTTCACGACCATCGTCGACTGTGTCAACTGCGGCGTTCTTGACGGTGACTCCGACTTTACTCAGAGGTGCTTTGACGAACTTATCCACGGCGTCGGAGAGAACCCCGGTGCCCTTGGTGAAGATATCCATCACGCTTTCGAGACCGTCGCCCTTGAGCAAGCTGAAGGCACCGTAACCGGCACCAGCCAACCCTGCGACTATGGCAAACTTCTTCAGCAGACCCAGACCCGCATTCAGCGAACCAAACGGATTGATGCTGGCGAAGAGACCTGCGGCGACGGTGACAAACTTCTTGACAAACGACAAAGGTGCGCCGGTGAGCTTGCCGATCCAGCTGATGATACCTTCGACCAGATCAGGAATATACGAGTGACCGATGGTCACATCATACAACCACCAGAACCAGTGAGCGGCGGCTTGTGCCCAACTTTTGATCGTGTCGAGAGCCACACTCAGGTTCGGAATGAACTTATTGACGTCGATGTTCTTCAGACTGTTGAACAGCGTACCGATATACTGACCGAGATTGATGTCTTTGAGTTTCATGATGCCCGCACGCACACCGTCGATGGCACCCTTGAAGAAGGAACCATAGTCGATCTGACTGAGCAGGTCACGGAACTTACGGAAGTTGGTCAGAATATACTGGTTGGCTCTACCGATTGCGTCGGCGACACCCGCAGTCATACTGCTCTGCTTCAACCATGCGAGGAAGCTGAAGAACATGCCACTGGAACCGTCGTAGACCGCGTTGGCGTAAGACATCAGCGTACCATACAAGGCAATCGCATAAGGCTTGACCGCTTCCACAACCATGCCGAACGCCTTGACGATACCTTCCGGACCGCTGGAAATTGCATCCCAGAGACCTTGGAAGAAGATCATCGTGCTGGCCACAAAATTGAAAGCCTTAGCTTCAGCCATGACCAGATAGTAACCGAAGCTCTGAGCAAACTCACCGATTGCTTGAGCCCAACCGTTGATCACTTCGGCGAGACCGCCACCACTTGATCCCAGGAACGCCTTGCTGACCGCGCCGAACAGCAGAGTCAGAGAAGTTCCCATGTTGGTGAAGGCTTGCCCGAAGGTGACCTGCATGGTCTTGGCTTTGGCGTTGATCTCGTCACTGGCGTGCAGAATACCTCGCAGCACGTCCTTGGTGAACAACTGACCGGCGTTCTTCATCTTCAGCAATTGCTGAACCGTTACGCCCATACCCTTGGCGATCATCGCCGCAGTGTAAGGACCGTTCTCCATGATCGAGTTGAACTCGTCACCGTTCAAAACGTTCTTGGCCAGTGTCTGACCCAACTGCAGCATGACCGAGTTGGTCTCTTCGGCGTTTGCGCCGCTGACCTGAATGGACTGCGCCACGGCCTTAGTCGCAATGGCCACCTGCTGCTGGCTCATACCCAGCGCAGAAGAGTTTAGCTGGAACTTGGAATAGAGCGAACTCACACCTTCCAGCCGAGAGTGAGTGTCGAGTGCGATCTTCCCGACCATGTAGAGGGCGTTCTTTGCCTCGACCTGGCTCTTGGTGAACACAGACACACGGTTGGTGACCTGCGTCATAGTGTCGGAAAGATGCATAAACCCTGAGATTGCACCATACAAAGCACCGCCGAACGCGAGCGCCTTGCCGAAGCTGTACATTTTGGTCGTCAAACTCTGCGCGGCACCTTGAATGCCTTGCACAGATTCTCTTAGCTGGCTGAGATCCTTGCGTGCTTGCGCGGAGTCAGACAGCGTCTGAATTACAATTGCCATATGAACTCCAAATTAAAAACCCAGGATCTGTTAGGACCCTGGGTTCGAATGCATTACCGTGACGATAGAGCCAATCGGTTTGCCAAAACGTAAAGCTATCGATTCGATAAAGAACGAGGGCGCCTGTCTCGAAGAGCCCCTGTCCAAATATTCTATGTAGCTTGCATCATTCAGTACTCGAAACTTCGGGAATGATCCTTCAATTTTCCAGCGCGACTTGGCGTAGCCAGTGTCGACCGGAGTTGCTGCTTCCAACAGCAAGAGCATGTTAGCCAATCGGCTCTTCATTTCTGCTTCAGTCAGGGTGTGAACCTGATTATATACGTTTTTGAAAGTTTCTTCGACACCTTTAAAGACCATCTTCATATTAGAGATCCTGTAAGATTTCGAGTTTGTCTCCACCTTTTGCGTTCATCATCATGGCATGCAAGAAGGATCCAGCCTGCGGGACCGGATTGGTTGTGGCCTTGGAGCGATGCTCCTTCATAATGGCCAGAGACGAGAAGAGTTGTTCGGGGTTAGATTTAACACCCGCAGCCCTCAAGAGTTTAAACGTACGGTCGTCATCCCTCCAGCCTATGGGTCGTTGATCGAAGTATTCCAACCAGAGAGCGTACTCCTGATAAGACATATTCTCCAACAACTCATAGACCGGTGTTCTGAGAGCGAGCGCCAACTCAAAGATGGGCAACAACTCCGAGGTTAATGTCAGCGCGCCTTTGGGTCCATACCCGCGTAAGCCAGGACGGCGTCGGACAGCTTGTTCAGATCATCCATCGGGAAGTTCTGGAAGTCATCGTCGGTGAAGTCGGCTGCGGACGGTACGCCCATGCGAATGACATTCTGCAGCAGTTCGAAACCCTTCTCCGGATTCTCAGGAGTAAGATCCTTCGCCTGCTTCTGAATTTCGGTGCACTCTGCGAGAGTGAGCTTGTTGATTTCAATCCGGGTGCCCGCAAACGGAACGACCTTGGTCTGACGACGATTGATGAGCTCGCGCAGATTGGTGACAACGTTGGGCTTCTTGATATCAGCCATGTGAATTTTCCTTGAAATTTGCTGCCTGGAAATCGTCCAGGTTCTTACGTAGATCGTGCAATACCATCAGCGTGTACATGACTTCCTTGGAGAGATCAGGGTCATCCTTGAACTCTTTCCAACGATCATTGGTCTTGCGAATACTGATGTCGATACTTCTGCGAATATGCTTGGCCGTAGCCTTTAGCACGTAATCGCGTGTGAATGGCTGTTTGTCGGCCACTTAGTTATCCTTGATAGGAGGGAGGAGCCGAAACCCCTCCCTCTGTAAATCAGACAGTGAACGCGCCGTAAAGCTCGCTCAGCATCGAGATCGTCAGCGTGGCCTGATTCGCATCAGTCAGCTGAGGATTGTAGACGAGCGCCTCAACCTTACCGGTGAAGTAGAACTCCGAGTTCGGCACAGTGCCGAGACCAGTGCTCTTCGACTCGAATGAGGTGGGCGGGGAGTTCAGCATCGCGAAGCGGAAGGCACGGACGACGCCGTCGCCAACCATGCTGCCGAGAAGCTGCGTTGCGCCCTTGGCCCAGTCCGCTGCAACATAATTGAGGGTGAGCTCAATCGAAGGTGCGTCGGCCTGACCCTGTACCTGCGAACTCGTGCGTGCGCCGAAACGAGGCACGTTGACGATGTTGGCCGGAATACCGAGCGACGGGAACTCACGAACGTTCTGAATACGAATGAACGTACCAGCCGCTTCCGTGCCGCCGACTGCGGTGATCTCAGTCGCGAAAGCCGCAACGAAAAGAGCCTCGGTGTTCATCGCCGTAATCTGAGCGGCGGTGAGATCCGTGGCAGGAGAGGCTACCGACATATCCGAGAACATGCCAGCGCCAATCGAAGTAAGATGCGCCATTAATTCACTCCAAAATGAGAATAGGGCAGGGAATAAATAACACGCGCCACTGATGGGTTGTCTTTATCACGTTCCTGCCGGTCAAGCGATGAGTTGAACAGCTGTGTTCTTCCCACCGACTTGTGCTGTAAATACTTATCCAGCGTATCCGCCAATTCGGAGGCGGGCTTTGGCCCTAAACCCCAAGCGGTGTATATTTCTACCAGCAACACTCCGGAACTGGATGCAGCGTTGAGTGGGGGTCCACTTGGGACGATGGTAAAGAGGAGGTATGGCGGAGGGCCTTTCTCAACTTCAACTGATCGTGGATAAATCGCGACGTGCTCTTCTTCCCAAGCAGCAGACGCAAAGATCGAAAAGATATCGTTCTCACAACCTACGTACTTACCCATGGTACACCTCCACAATTTGTGTGTAGCCATTGTCTACTATGGTTTGACCGAGAGTCCACTCCTGACCGTCCATAGTAACTTTGTCGAAGAGATCGAGTTGATCTATCCTCTGAATCAGCAATTGCCGTTTGACCATGTCGAGCTTCTGGGTGGTACTCACAACTAGTGCTTTTGCAGGAGTCACTTTGTCTTTGGCTGAGACACTACCACTCTTGTAGTCAAACTTCTGTTCGCTTTTCAAATGAAAAACAACGTCGATCTGCAGAGAGACCGTCTTCTTGAAAACAGCAGTGAGCTGTTTGCCGATCAGCTTTCCATAATCCATTAGTTGGCTCTCCACCAACTCCCTGCACCCGTCAAGATGCCACTCGAACGAGTATAGGGACCGATGTATCGCATCACGATCTTTGGGATCAGAGCTACGACGCCGAGGTTTTCCAGATGGATCGGACCCACGACAAGCGTTTGAACCGTCTCGTCCTCCTGCAGCACACCGGGATTCACAAGCAGATGAATAGCCTGCTCGTAAAGTGCCCAGAGAACCATAGTGGGGGTTGACAGTGTTCTGCCGTCGAGGTAACGCGGGAAAGCCGCCGCAGAATAGTAAGGTCTACCTTCCCATTCCATGGCGTTGAGTAGATTGGCGGCGGTGACGAGAGCAGCTTTCTTGCCGTCCTCATCACCGTTCGTCCAAGCCTCGCTGTTTAGGCGAGTCAAGAAATAGGCGTCCGCATCATCGACAGTTGCGTCTGTGATTACGATCGCCATAGCAGATCAGCCGTGGAAGACCGGGAGGATACCCATGGTCAGCGCGCTGGTAGCCTTACGACGCCACACGCTCTCGACGGTATCTTCGTTGGTGTTTGCCGTGACCGAAGCATCCGTGATCGGCACAACGATGTTCGAGCCGTCGCCGACAGTCACACCCTTGTAGTCCGCGTCGGACGGGAACTTGTTGGTCGGACCACGCCAGTCGTAACCGACCGGATGCATCACATAACCCCAACGGTTCCAAACGTCGGTCGAGCCACCACCGTGGTAGCTGGCTTCATTCTCGTCGATACCGGTCGGCTTCGGAATCGTGAGATTCTCGAAAGCGATGGCACCCGGAAGCACGACGAACGAGGTACGCGTACCCACAATATCGACACCCGAACCGCCGTTGATCGCAGCCAGTTCAGTCGTGTTGAACGACGTGTTGGTGCGGCTCATGACGAGACGGAACTTACCCGAGAAGATGCTCTCGAACTCGATCGGACCATCGCTGACGCGATCAGTGTCGATCAGGTTGGCCGAACGCAGGTTCGCCATCAAAGCAGGATCGATTACGAGATAAGCGTAATCCGGCTCGTAGTCCTTCCACGCCATACCGAGTGCCTGGACGAGACCGAAGACACGAGCAGCGCCGACGCCCACGCTCGACACAAGCGGGTTGTTACCCAGATCGACGTAGAAGCCATAGTTGCGGTTGGTCGGATCGTTGTCGAAGGTCTGACCGCCGAGACCGACAGAAGCACCCTCAACCGAAGCAGCGCCCCGGAAAGCTTCCGAGAAGGCGACACCCTTAAGAACAGCGAGGAACGCGTTCTCTTCGTCCTTGACACGACCGTTTGCGAAACCGGTACCCATCTTGGTGAGCGCGTCTTCCTTCGTCACCAGCTCCGTGAGGTTCACCTTGTACGCGCCCTGAGTACGGGCGGTCTTGATGTAGTTCAGGAAGTCAGCGCTGAAGTTGCTGGGCACACCGTTCGTGGGATCGACCAGCGAGGCGATGTTGATGATGTTGTTCATCGGCGTATCCCACTTCAGCTGACCGATGAAGGTCTCCTGCGAGGGATCGATGGTGGAGTTGCCCGAGACGATCCCCGAAGCGGAGATACGACGAGCGTCGGTGTAGGCTTCAGCGGCGATAGCCGTGATCGACGTCTGAATGACGTACTTGTTGCCTACGCCATCAGTGAAATTATCGGGCATTCATTTGTACCTTATTATCGAGAGAGTTTACCCTCTTTAGCCATTCGCAGAATTTCTTGTGTGCTCTTGCCTACAAGCTTACCGGAGGTCTGCGTACCGGGTTTGCGTGGTGTCGACGTCGGAGTATCCGTGCCGCGATTTTCCTTCTTGGCGAAGAGGAACTCGTTGTCCTCATCTTCTGCGTACGTCTTGATATAGTCGCTGATGGACTTACCCGACTTGTGTACCCAAACACCCTTATCGTCCTGGACGAGGTCCTTGATCACAGCGTCGTATACAAGGGCGTATGCCTTCTCATTCCGGAACTTGTATCCAGAAAGATCTCGTTGGACAGTGTTGTCGCGCGTGAGCTCGATAACCGCAGTCTTGAGTTCCTCGATCTCCTTGTCCTTATCGGCCAAGAGACCTTCGAAGTGCTCCTTATCCTTGCCTTCGTCTTTCAGCTTCTGAAGCTCCGCGTCGCGGATCTGCTTCTTCAATGCGTCGCGTTCTGCCTTGAGGGTGTCGCGTTCGCCATAAGCCTTGTTCAGCTTGTCCTTGATGGGAGCGAGGTCGTCTTTCTCCACGGGAGTGCCGTCCTCATTCTTCGTCGGATCGAAGCTGGGATTGTCGATCATCTGACCTTCGTTGTCGGGGTCGGCGATCTGCTTAGGGTTCGAATTCTCAGTCGTCATGTTCTTTCCTTTGAGCACAGCTCAGGCGTTGTGGCACAGCACACAACTTGATGGGGTAGGCAGGAAGTGAGGTCACTTCACGCCTGGGTTAAATTAACGGGGTCGGCCTTGATCTTACGCGCAGGTTTCTTCTTGTAAGGATGATTGTCTTTTATAACAGTCATAATCTCATCGACTATATTTTGTAGAAGATAAGCTTCTGCTTCATCACCGGGATTCTTCTCGCCGATATGCCGCCAAAGTGCTTGGACACAGTGAAGCGCTTCATGAGCCGCCACACCTGCCATTGAATATGGATTCCAAGACAATCTATTGGACAGCAATACTATTACGGCCAGTCTATTTGTTTTATCGTTGATGAACTCGTAGGTGGTTGCAAAGCCTTTAGTGATCTCAGCATCCTCGTGCGGAACACCTAGAGAATCCAGAACTAGTCTAAAATCCTCCAGGCTATCCACAACAGCGAAATGCATAGGGTAAACACCATAATCCTTCCAGTGCTTATCAGCCAACCCCGTACCAGCCTCTGTCATTCTTAAAATCTTTCTCTATCTCTTGCAGAATATCTTCCGGAGTCAGAATATCTTCTTGCGTGATGGTTCTGCCGCCGACGACTGACCTTCCGGCCACGGGTATAATACCGCTATCGATGGCTTCATTCAGATATTTATCATACAGTTCTTTGGGCAAGCCACGAGCTTTCAATTCGTCCAGCGTAGCCTTCACCGACTGAGTAGTAACAAGGTCTCCGTAGATTCCTCTAAGCGCGTCACGACCTCTTTGCATGTCCCCAATGTTCGTGAAGAACGCGTCGTGAATGGTACTCGTAGGTACACCGTTTTTGCGTCCCCAAAGATGAAATCGCTTGACGATGACGGCGTCGTTTGAGTGGTTTCCGTTGACTGCGTAGGCAGTTCTGGCTCGTTGGGCGTCCGCGATGTCATTTATTTTTCCTGACTTATTGATTACCTGTTCCCACCACGTCGCCTCAGTCTTCTGAGGAACATGCAAGATGTTTGTCATCCACTCACCACTCTTGTCTTTGTACCGCAGCCGCTCTTCGAATGACTGCGTATAGTTCTGCTCCAGCACCTTACCGTCGAAGTTGACCCAAGGAATGTTGGTCCAGCTCTTCGGGAGATTGTTGGCGTAGAAGACTTTGAGCTCAGTGAGGTTTACTACCTGCGCTATTTCTGTTTTGAAGTATGTTGCGCCAACCCTGCGTCTATCAGGCGTTTCAACGCCATAGATGAGATCTGCAAGATTTCCGTTGGGGGTCCAGAAACCGAATCTGCGGAGGACTTTTTCACTGACAGCTTCTCCGGGACGAGTGCCAAGAATTCGGTTAATGTTATCTGGGAGGACATAGCCCTTCTTCCTTTCTCCGAGTAAGCTGATCTTGGCGATCGACTTCCAATCAAAATCAGAATTGGAAGGCTTGGCGTTGCCGATGAAGTCTTGAGCCAGACGACCGAAGAACTTCGTGAAGTCTTTCAGAATTGGAACTTCGCTGGCGAGGTATTCAGACATGATGCTGGCAATCAACTTGAAGTCGTCCGGCGTAACAACCTTGTCGTACGAGGAAGACATCTTCTCGACCAGCTCACGAGTCTGAGGCGACAAGAAGTAAAGTTGATCCATGATCTCATCGCCGGGATCTTCGCCCTTGTTGAACGAATCACGAATGTTCTGACGCAGACGACGCAGCTCAAGGCCGGTGTCCGGATCATAACGTTCCACCCGCGCGATACGGGCGTCTATCTCTTGCAGAACAGAGTCACGCTCCGAGGCTTTCACCACCAGAACATTTTCCTGTTTGTTTAAGACTTTGGAGAGCTTACCTTCGACGTTCAAGCCGCTGGTCTTCTCACCTGCACCGTAGAAGGTGACCATGTTCTGAGCCTTAGCCGCTTTACGCAAATCGGCCTCCTTCAATCCAAGCTTCTCGTTGAGCGTTTTGAATCGTGGATCCGAGTACGTGCGGGCGGCGATCTCATCGTACAAACGACGCTTCTGCTCCGTGGGCACAACGTTGGACAGTTCAGCCAACTGCTTATTCTTCGTGGTCAACGCAATGATCTGCGCACCAGAAGACGAAGCATCCTGCTCGATGGCGAAGTCGGTTAGATAATTAGCCAACTTAGTTGTATCGGAGTAATCCCCTCCGAGAAAATTATCGACTCTGGTTTGTTCGAGAGCGAGTCGGAAGAATTTTCCTTGCTCTTCTCCGTCGATCCTGGCGACCATGGGGTGTTCCAGAATAAACCGAATGTCAGCTGGTCGTCGTCTTTGCATAGCGGTGCCGATGTCGACAAGATCTTTCCTCCATTTCAAGGCAATGTTTTGCCGTCCAGTGATCGTGAGATTGTTATAGTTACCCTCGAATACCTCGTCGAGTCCACCGAGGAAAGCACCGATCTGGTCTTGAAGGTTATTGAACCCGTCAACCCCAAGTGGCTTGTGAGCTTCAGTGGAGAGGAAGGGACGGAAAGTCTCGCCCGATTGCGGACTGATGAGCCCACGGTCATAGACACGCGCTCGGTGATCAATGAAAGGATGATTGGAGAACGTTTGATCTTTCGACCGCAACCACGACATGGTCTTAAATCGTTCATACGTATCCTGTCGGGACTGTAGATACTTTCTGTATTCGTTGAGCTCGTTGTACTTCTTGGCTCCACCTCGGTCGTCTTCAAAATAAACGAGTTTATCGATGAAATCGAAGAAGTCTTTATCGATACGATACTTGGTGTTCGCGGCCCAGTTGAGAGTGTCGGCGAACTCCTTATCGATGAACTCGTCCGGGAAGTCGGAGAAGCTACTTGTGCTGGTGATGGGGATTCGAGTGTCGGAATAGCCCAAGATCCCTTCGTCGATGAAATAAGTTTTGTAACCTGGACGAATGACCAACCGGTTCTTGTCGGCGGTTACAGACACACGCAGACCGAGGTCCACACGTCGTTGCAGACGAGCGTAGTTGGTGATGCGCGGATCAACCGTCCTGAGATTAAACGACTGAGTGTCGTAGTAAGGACCGAAGTAGTTGTTGCTCAAACGAGACTTCATACGACGTTTCTGAACGCCATATGTTTCTATCTCATAGAACTTCTTCGCCCGCTTGTTCTCAAGCATCTTCACGCCGAGATTATACCAGTCGTTCCTGGCACCGTTGAGGTTGGCCATGTTGTACAGGTCTCGCCCCAGCGTGACGGCCAGCGTATCACGATCCGGCAATTCGGCAAACGCCAGACGGTGCGCGAATCGCAGGTAGAACTGCTGTAGGTCGCGGTCGGAGAGCCGCAGACGCAATTGCAGAGGAATGTCCCTCTGGAATACCGGACGCAACTCCGATGCGATCTTGGGAGCAACAGTATCTTCCCACTTGTTGCGAGCCTTGATGTTACTCAAGAGACCGTCGTGGAGATCTTGCAGCTGCACAGGTCCAAGAACGGGATCGATGTAGTTGTCCTGCAGAAGCTTCTTGAACGGATTAGAATCCGTGCGCAACTGCGTTTCCAGAGAATCAGAAATGTTCTGTACGTCGAATTTCAACTGTGCCTGGATGACACCCTTGAGGTTGCCCCACACCTCACCGTCGAGGCGTTGACGCCCCAGAATGATACGAAGGTTGTCTGCGATAACCGCTCGCTCGTTCATGCTCATCTTCAATTCAAGTGCGTCCATCATGTTGCGGATGAACTTCTTGTCGTCGGCGGTGATCTTGTCACTTTCGTCGACCAACCTCAGAGCGTTGTTGAACACACCGGGATTGGGCTGATACAGACGAGTGTCTTCATAACGGCCGGTGATCGGATTAAACTTCATCTGATCTTCAGTCGGGAGGCTGTTCAGCACACGCGTTTTGGTGGCCTTCTTGGTGTGCAACAAAGCGCCACGGTAGTTGGTTAAAGACAGATTACCGTCCAAGTCTTTGCTCTGCAACAGATAGTAATCCTGCAGGGTCTGGAAGAACTTGGGATCGGAAATCAACTGATCCGCCGTCGAAGCACCCAGCTGCATAGCGTCCAAGGTGTTCTTCGCGATGGCGAAACGACGACTGTCACCGATGGGCGTGTCGTAGGTCAGCTGCTTCAGTTCTTTCAAACCAATGCTGTTGCCCTTGGCGTTGCTGAACTGATCAATCGTGAGCTTACCCTCGTTGAGTAGCTTCACCTTCTGATAGTCACCCAGGTGCTGTGCCTGAACCTCTTGAGGCTGACGCTTGAGCCAGTCGTTGTAGGTCTCACGCAACGGTGTGGCACCATCATAGTAAGCTTGCTGCTTCTTGGTGAGTGCTTTAATATTCTTACGACGTACCTGCGCGACACCTTCGAGTTCAGCCATCTGTTGCCAAGACTTAAACACAGGTACAGTTGTGCTTCGGCAACGATAGTGAGCGGGCGGGAGCATGTCTCGTTGGTTCACACCGTAGATATGACCGTCGCGTGAAGCACAGGTCTGCGTCGTGCGTGAATCCAGAATGGCGATATACTGCCAACCCGTCAACGACTTCTCGTTTGCGGTGTAGACGGCATTATCTGCCTGGGCCACAACAGAAGTGATGGACGTGATGGTCAGCGCCTCAGACTGACTGCGACTCAACTTGTGAATGTTGCCTCTGCGGACCATCACAGCGATTTCCTCAGCTGTCTTCTTGTCCGCAATGCCTTTACGAATTACCTGCTCAAGACGAATACGCTCAGCCTTTGAGATACGACCCCAAGCTTGCGAGAGAGTGTCGTTGTCGACGAGCTTCGTCTTCAGTAGAAAGTTTTCCGGGACAGAGGTGGTCTGCGTGCGCCAAAGCTTACCGATGGCGGCGTCCATGGTCTGCACCTGAAAACTAATCTGATCCGCCATCAGTGACAGCAGAGAGTTTTTACTTTCATTGAGGGCCTTGTCATAAGCCCTCTTATATTCTGCGTTGATTGAGCTACCGTCGCGGATTGCCTTGTCCAGGTTCGCGGCGTGTTCATCCAGTATTTCGCCGAGCTTGCCGTTGATTCTGCGCTCATGAAGACGCAACATCGCGGAACGATGAACGGCGGCGTCGTAGCTCTTTGTGGCTGCATTATCGGGCATAAGATTTCCTTATTTGTTCAGCTTATCCTTATTCACGTCGGGATCGGCTGCTTGAGCGGCCAATTCTTCCTCTTGGTAAATGGGATCCATAAATTTGTTCATAGCAAAAATAAGGGAGAGCCGCTAAGCCCTCCCTCACTCCTCACTTGATCTTGTCGTATGCGCCGTGGAGCAGCGCATAGTCGGCCTGAACCGAATGACCGGTCGTAGCGACCTCGGCGTCCTTGGCCTTGGTGTAGGCCAGCTTACCCTTCGCACTCAGCGTGGCGAAGCGATTCTCGACAGTATTCGTCATTAGTTTAACTCCTGTATTTACTTTATAACCATGCTCGGTCAATACCGCGCCGGTCATTTTCACAAAACGTCCTAAGACAGTGGTGTCGAAGTAAACATCTGTGTTCGGGTGCAGAGAACGAAACTCGGCGAACATTCCCGCCAGCATATAAGGCTTCACCAGATAGAGGAAGTCTATATACAGTCTTGGTTCATACACCCAAGTCATAAGTCCGACTAGCTCACCGTCCAACTCTCTGCGTATTCTATTCATCGCCCCGAGATAATCTCCAGGTACTCACTGTGCGGCACTTGTGCCCGAGTGCCCTTCTTGGGTTCGATTTTATAGACATAGTTCTCGGGCCATTCACGTCCACCGCCCCACCAAGTAATTCCGAGCCAATCATCGGGATGACCTTTGATTTCAGCGACTGCTTGATTGAGATCATCGCGGCAAACAGGATTGATGCCACCGGCGTTGCCGCCTGCACCCTCGCCCATGTAGGCTTTATAGCCCAGTAGAGCAGCGTCGGCGCGAAGGCTGTCGTACCAGAAGCCGGTTTTGGTTACACACTCCCAGTGCGTACCCGTACCGCCGTCATCCCAGTACATATGACCTTCCATAAGGAGATTGGTGTCACCCAAACCGCCCACACGCTTGATTGCACAGACGGCGCTTTCACACGCCTTGGTGTCTGCCTCATGCTTGTTGAAGCGATAAATAGCGCTGGAACCGGGCCATTCTACGGCGATCGTGTTGTTGAAGCCAGCCGCACGGAGTCCCGCGATGATGGCCTTGGTGTCTGTCGCCCACTGCATCCAGTCATTCGTCACGACGGTGTCGTTGAAGTCCCTCGGCTCATTCATCAGATCGATGATGACTCTGGGATTTGACTTGTAGGGAGCAGCCTTCTTAATCCAGTAGGGGATTTGCTCGTCGGGCGTATGCCAAGTGAAGTGATGGCGATCCATCACCACGGTCGCACCCTTGGCCAGCAAGGAGTCTATAGAGAAATAGAGCTTACTGGTCGGAGTGACGTCCTTGAACGCCACACGGAACAACTGGAAGTTCTGCGCCGGAGCGGTATACCAGTCGATGTCGTCTTGATTTGGACAGAGAGCGCCATCGTTCGACGCGTAACAACCTGCGAGGTTGACACCGAAAGGATTGAGCGTGGGGGCGGCGACTGCACCGTCTAGCACCTGATACTTGAACGCGTCGGCCTTGTAACCAACGGTAGGTACAGGAGCTACGGCCTTGAGCTTGGTTGCTCCACCGCTCAAAGAGAAGCGCGCACTGTTCATGCGGTTGACCCAGCCATCCTTCAGACGCTGAGTGAGTACGCCGTTCGCGTCGACCTTCTCCACAAGAGGTTTACTCGTGTAGATGATGTCGCCCTGATGGACTTGTATCACACCGCCCGATAGCGGAATGGGGATTGTGTCTGCGTACGCAACTGTACTGGACAGAAGCATAAACAGCATCAGAAAGTATTTGATCATCATGAGACCTTTATGAGACGGCCCGAACCGTATTCCGGCTTGACCGTACGACTTGCGCTTTCAGGCTTCACAATACGTCCGGATGGCGTAATCGTGGGTTTGTACAGAATGTAGTAGCCCGTGACCACATCATCGGCTTCTCGAATTACTTGAGGTGCTCCGACCAGCGCACCGCCGCCCGAAACAACTTCCGACAGCAAGTCGGCGTCTACACCGATACGCACTTTGGCGTCAGACACGTAGACATCATCCTCCAGGGATATAATTGAATCTACCTTGTCATACGCGACGACGCTTGCCGTGACCGTATCGTTCTCCAAGGTGAAAGCGCAGTAAGCCATAATGGGATAAGTCACGTCTCCCGACGCGATGTCGTCTTCCAGTTGCATCAGCCCGTTGGCGTATACAAGCTCGGTGCTGACACTGGACAGAATGTCGTTGTCTTCGATGATGGAAGCCTGGGTTAATACAACAACCTTGGCTGAGCCAACGAACCCGTCCGCTTCCTCGCAGATGTCTGCATTGAAGGTGAAACGAGAAGGCAGCGCACCGATGAGCGTATCATCTGCCTCAGCTATAAGCCCGGTGGCCTGCACCTTGGCGATGAGGCTACCAGTTAGAGTGTCGTCGGAAACCAGCATTGTGCCGCTGGCCGTTACTCTCGCGAGCGTCAAACCTAGAGCGACGTCGTCTGCTTCCACCAGAGAAGCGTTGGCTTGCACCTTGACGCCCGTGGAGGAAACAATCGTGTCGTCGCCCAACGCGATCGAGCTGCTTATCTGTAGACGTACAGAACCCGAACCTGAAGCGGTGTCGTTGGCTTCTGTGAACGAGCTATTGGCGGTCGCCGCAGCGGAAGCGGAAGCCGCAACCATAGGACGGACTGTCTTATATGGATGATCCGTTGGTAGTAAAGCCTGCAAACCTGTGGCCCAGGCATACCAACCGCTCAACATAATACGTAAGTCGTCTGTCAGCGCACCTGCAACAATAACCAACTGTTGAAGCGGTCCGTTCAGACCCGTGGTGTCGGTCGCGCTGTAACCACCAACAGTGACAAGCTGAGTATCCACAGGATATGGCACAAGTCTGCTGAGTGTACCACTGCTACCGTTAATGTTGAGATACTGACCCGCAGAATCCCAACTGGCGATCGCCAACACGTCCTTACTGTTCCAGGATACAGCGCTAACGGTATTAGAACCAGACTTATTACTGATGTATGCGTTGCCGTTATTGGCAATGCCGATGGCACGTACGTTGGTGGTACCCTGGTTGAAGAGGGAACGATAACCAGTAGTCGTGAATTCACCACCCGCCAAAATAACAACAGGTTGAGCGCCTGAGGGCATCGTCGTGGCTTGCGCAGTCATCTGCGTATTGCTGTTGAACATAATAGCCGGATAGCCATTACGCCCGGTGGCATTGTATGATGGACCCCTACCAGCGGTCGCGGGCGTAAGATTGAAGCCACCTACGCCCTTATTGTTCCACTGCAAGAGCTTAGCGCCGTCTGTGTCGAAGACCATTGTGGCGGTATCTGCACTATCAAACCAGCCAATAAGCGCACTGCCCAACTGCGTGGGCGTCCAAGGGACCAACAACTGAGCGGAACCTTGCACAATGTCGCTGTCTTCCAGCATAGAGCCAATTGACTTGACACGTACACTGGCGTCACCCGAACCCACATCGCCGCCTGAACCGGGAGCGTTAAGCATAGCACCGATAAGCACCTTACCCACAGAGACGAGTGTGTCGTCCTCCGTGAGCAGGTTGGCGTCTGCTTTGACGAGCTCCTGAGAGCTACTAACGAGAATGTCGTCCGCTTCAGCGATAGAGGCATCAGCCTTAATCAGAAGCGAACTGGCACCCACAGCGACATCGTCGTCGGTCGTGATTGTGGCGTCCGCTTTGATCACAACAGCACTGTCCGCAGACAGAACATCGTTCTCCGTCAACAAGCTGGCGTCGGCCTTCACAGGCACAACAGCATCAGACAACAGAAGATCGTTATCTTCAAAGCCACCGCCGTCGAACTTGGGAGGATCGGGCAGAGTATACTCAGCCACAATCAAGCCATTGCCGCCCACCGAAGAGGCCTTGTTCGCGCCGAACCCGAAGGCTGAACGCTGTAAGGTTTCTCCGGTCGAAGAAGTCCAAGACGTAGGCAAGGCAGGAACAGCTGCACCCGAATAACTACCTGTCGTACCACTGCCTGCGGCCGAACCGTTCGTGGTGGTACCCTTGGCGCTGTTGTAGACGTTGTAGTCCACAGTACGAGGATAGATACTAGAGTTACTGGCCGCAGCACCCGGCGTTGTGCCGGAAGCGTTGTAACCGTAACCCGCCATCACAGTGCGATCGTAATGTGGGGAGTTTACACTGGTTGTGGCTGTACCGCCTACCGCGTCCACGGTGATGACGAGCACTTCACCGGGAGTGACCGCCATAGTGCTGACGATGATTACACCGCCAGAACCACCCGCACCCGTTGAAGACTTACCGCCTGCACCGATGGCGGTGAACTTGATGGACGTGCAACCTGCCGGTACTGTATAGGTAGTCGTACCGGCTTTAAGAAATTCGACTACCTGAGACATGATTAAGCGTTACCGGCCGTAATGGTGAAGCTGTTGACGATGATGTCCTGGTTGACCTGAACATTGGTGTTGTCCACCGTGATGTCGCCACCCTGACCGGTCATGGACACGGTGCCCTGAAGATGGCAGGTCGTGCCGTCAGAAGCATAGATGCGGAAGTGCGCGATCACACCTGCGGCATCAGCCTGAGTGTCTTCCCACGTACCGAGCTTAGCCTTACTGCCGCCAGCCGCTGCCGCCATCCAGTCAGAAGGAAGAGCGAGCGTGGCCACAACCGTGCCGGTGTCTGCAGCCGCACAGGAAGCCGGAGCCGCGCCTGTACGAAACTTGAGGATCGGAGAAAGACCGATGGCCGCCTCGATGGCGTCCAAGCGGGCGTTGCGCACCACGACGGACTGCTGAATCGACATATGTTAGTTCCTTTGGTATCTTGCGTTACGTGCGCCTGGCACATACGGACTCGCCGTATTCTCCAGAAGGGTCCAAGTGTAGCCTTCCAGTTCGATATCTTTGTTGAATAGTGTTCTCGGACCGAACCACGAGATAAGCAGCAGGTCTTCTTTGATGAGGGCTTGGCAATCGACGCCATCTTTGGTGATAATCATCGTTGCACAACCCTCACGGCGAACGTACGCTGACGAGTACGCGAAGGTACGGCATCAGACAGAACTGTGAGTTCCAACGGTAGGGTGACACCGCCCACAAACAGAGGATTGCTCTTGTAAGTGGGGTCGATGCTGAACCACAACTGCAGTATGTTACTCTTCAGGACAGGCGCTCTCACGCCGTTGCCCAGCACCAGACCGAGCAACAACGCATCGGGCAAGACCACAACAGAGTAGTCAGCCACGTTGTCGCCTGTATCCAGCATAGCAGATAAATCGATCTTGTAATCAACTACGTCCGAAGGATCCATGGTGTCCGTCCAAACGTAGGTTGTGGATGGAAATGCCATTAGCTTTTCAGAACCTTCTTTACAGGAGCTTGAGGTTGAGCGCCCGAGAGTTGAGTGTTGACGGCCGAAGCGATCTTATCCGTGTAGGACTTGAATGAGTCTTCGTCCTTGACAATCTCCTTCTGGCCCTCTTCGTCGTCGTAGTCGTCTTCCAACACGTCGTTGGCCTTGAGCAGCTGCACCCAAACAGTACGAGGAATGTGACCATTCTCATACCATTCTGTGGCGAGCCGCAGCCAACCTTCACCGACGATCGTCTGAGCAAAGTCGTCTTGCAACTTAAACTTAATCTGATCTGCGGTGTACTCAGTATTGTAGCGCCAGTTCAGCATAGTCGCGATGACCTGTGACATGATGACGCTGATGCGAGTATTCAGAGTACCCAGGCGAGCCGTCTGAGAAGCATTACGCAACTGTAGGGCGACACCACTTTGAGCGGTTTCGGGGGACAGCATACGGACACCGAGCTGGGCCAACTCCTGAATACCCGAGGCGATTGAACGATCGTAGTCCACCAGTGCCTCGGTGGGCGGCTTGAGAACATCAAGCTTGGAATCCTTGTCGGGTAGGTGTAACCATGAACCCAAACCTGCGGAAACAATCTTATTGAAAGCTTCAGGATCTTGCACACCGGAGACGTAAGGCGTGTACGTGCCTGCGCCCAACAGCAAGTGATTGCGACGAGTGACCTTGTTGTACAGGGCTATCTCTTTGTTCACAATCGTGGTGAGGAAAGGATCGACGGGATCCAACTCGCCGTTGTTCGGCCAAGCAGGAATGAAATCCATAAGCTCACCCTGATACATGGGAGGCTTATCTGGTTGCGGTTGCTCGATCCAGTCTTCCTGCTTCACGTTGCCATTCTCGTCGTAGGTCTGTCTGAAGGTGCGTACACGGTATGCGTCGTTGAACAGCTCATGAACGCGAATGACCGGCACATAGACAGGGTGGAATTCACTCTGACCGGGGATAGACTCATACACACAGACAATTACTCGCGTAAGCTCTGTGGCGTCGTACTCCCAGTTGATGATTGACTCAGCGGGATAGAGCGTGGCGAAGGGAACACCAGAGTCGGTGTCCATGTCAACAAAGGTCCAGCCCCGCGAGGAGACTACTTCTTCGGAGACAGAAGACAACATGTAGCTGGCGATCGGAACACCGTCCCGACCGAACTCGTTGACTATCCATTCACGTGCACCAGCCGGTACGTCGTCGGGCAGAACAATCTCTGGTTCTTTACGCAATAGTGCACCCGACAGTAGATGAGAAAACTCGGCGGAAATACCGGGCAACTCTGCCTCAGAACGCAGAAAGTCATATTGATCCTGCTGCATGGAAGGCGAGAAAGGAATGAGGAAGTTGTCTGGATGATGCACTAGGGCGTCATGGTCCTTGACCTCTTCCTCACTACCGCACACCGCCCGGCATTTCTTCCAAAGCTTAGCTTTAGCGAGGTAAGCGTCGCATGGTGTCGCGACTGTCTTAGTGGTGGCGGCGATACCCATAACTTAGATGTCTTTGGTCAGTTCCGAAGCCGGACCGGTGTAGGTGCGACCCGTGACCACGTTGACGGCTTCAATGTTGCCGTCGTTGTCGAGCATCTTCACGCGGTAGTTTGCCGGTACAGAGTTCTGGACCTTGTCATTCGACTTGTCGCGGCTCTGCGACTTGAGATTTTCGGCGCGTGCCTTGGCGGTTGCCATGAGCTCGTCCGTGGCCGGAGCACTAACCAGACCAAGAGCGTGCTGCATGGTCTTCTGATGATCGAGGCGCTCAAGCTCAAGCGTCTCAAGATGACGATCCTGCTTGTACGTACCCGCGACCACTTCGGTACGGATCTGATCGTGAGTCTCGGACACAAGAGCGGAAGGATCCTTGACGGTCACACCGGTCTTCTGCATAACGATTTCGGCGTTGTTGTCCGAGTTACGCTGAGACAGCTCTGCGATGGCCGCGCCGGTCTTCTCGTCCAGAGTATTCTCTTCGAGCTTCGGGCCTTCGACCTTGGGGGATTTGGCAGTTACCATAGTTATTCTTCTTTCTGAAATTTAGACAAGCTCTCGCCGGTCATTATCGAACGTTCAAGAACTTCACGCGACTCCTGAAGAGCGCGCATTTCGCGAACCTTAATCGCTGCGGCCTGAGCCTTGGCGGGGTCTTGCTCAATCAGCACCAACAACATCGTCAAACACTGATCGAGATTGTTCATGCGATGACGCATAATGCGGATTTCGGCTTCGTGCAACATCTTTTCTTTTTCGAGCCTAGACTCGTATTCCTTACGCTGTGACTCGAGCAGTTCTTCAACCTTAGTCACACGACCCATGAGGTCATCGACGAGTTTGTCTTGCGCGCTGCCTTGTAGTTCTTTCATCTTGGGTCGTTGTTTAATCCAGGCCACGAGTGCACCGCCGACCAGAAGGTTCAGCAAGCCCACCATGCCTGTAGTCCAAGACCACCCAGTTACGGACACAACATCATGGGGCTGCATCGGACTCTAGTCTCTGATAATAAATTGAGAAGCCAGTGAGCAGCAACGCCAAGACCACAGGATAAAGACCTGGACTCGGTGTCGAGAGTCGATTGAGCGATCCGAGGAAACAGAGCGCCCAGAAGGGATCGGAGTACCGTCCTTTGTAGAACATCAAACGCCACAAGGGCATAATGAATGTCAGCAACGGTAGAATCCAGAAGTAGGAGAGTAACATTAAAAGGTGGATCCTTTCGCCGAGCCGACCACAGAAGATCGAACAGGGAAGAGATAGTCGGTGGCGTACCTAACACCATCGGAGAAGTGTTCCGCGTTCTCAGTCTTATCGATGAGCGCGAGATCGCTGTTTCCTTCAACCCACTTTGTTCGTTCCACGGACTTAATCGTGTCCGGGCAACCGATTGGATCGAAGAACATGTTGGTCTTGCCGTTGGCGTTCTTGAGCATACTGTTGACGGCGTTCGTCGAATCCACAATGGGAACCTGCGAGCGAGCCATGACGGTGATGCCTGCTTGTCGCAACAGAGAGAAATCGGTTTGACCCACCACGGCTGAACTCTTACGAGCGTTGCCTGACGGATCGGGATAGGCGATGATGCGGCGAATGTCGTTCTTAAACTTGGCGTTGATGTAAGCGGCCAGCTCAGGTGTGTCCGGCGAGCCTTGCTTTTCGGCGAAGAATTGCATTTGCCCGCCTCGGACCACAAAGAAAGAAGTCGCCATACGCATGACGTTGAAGTCGATGGCGCAATGGATTGTTTCTTCGGGTTCGGGCGGGATGATGTTTTGCACGTGGATTTGGCGATCGAACATATAGAACAGTGACGCGCCTGATTCCTTAAACAGCGCCAAGTACTCACTCGCAAAACGAATGGGATCCATTTTCTGTTTGGCCTTCTCCACTTCACGTGGATCCAGCAGAGGCGAGGCGGTGTAGTCGTGTATGTACGTCATCCACTCGTTGTCGATTTCGCGGTAGTTGCTGACTTCCTCCAGAAAGTTAAATCCTTTGGGTGTTCCAGCAAATAGTGCTCTTCCCGCTGAACGCGCACCGTACAAGTCGGCGTGCATCCAGGACCAGCGAGAAGTAATCGTAGGGTAAATCACGTTCTCCCAGTTCTCTTTCAAGTTCCTCATGGAAGACGGCTCGTCGATGACGACAAGATAGTACCCTTTACCGCGCATACGCTCGACGGCTTCATAGGATAACAGATGAAGCTCAACGTTGTTTGGGAAATAGTAACGACCCAGTGATTCCTTTTCGGATTCAACAAAGTCGCTTATGCCGAACTGATTCGACAGCAGTGGTTGATAGATGTCTCGGACCTGATCAAAGGTCGGCGCGACGATGGCGACGTTCTTGTTCGGAACAGACGCGTCCAGCTCCATAAGCTCAAAGACAGCAGTCATAGCCACCGTGGCCGCTTCGTGACTCTTGCCCCAACCGCGACTGCAGACGGCGACCGCGAAACGGCATTTCAGATCAATGAATAGATCTCTGTAGATCTCACTCTGTGTCGGATGCAGGCTTATCTGCGGCATCTTTGTTCCCACCCAGAGTAAATGTGCCGCCTTGATCAGACAGTGAAATGTGCAACACGGGAACGGGCTTGTCTTCGACAGCTTCCTTGATAGGCGCGTAGCCGTACTTCAGAAGTTTCTCGGCGAGATTGGCCGCTTTCTCGATCAGATCCATGTGGAAATCAACCAGATAGGCTTTGTGGGAGCCATCCTTGTTCAGACGATGATAAGTTCCTTCGGAAATCTGTTCTTGTGTCTCTATTTCTTTCAGAAGGCGAGCGTAGTTCTCAGCCATCTTTTGTATTGGATCGAATCCCAGGGAAGACAGCCGGTGAGCCGAGTTCCCAAGGCCACGTTTTGCCGACATGTAAATTCCTTGAGCTTCTTGTTAGCCAGTGTTTTCCAACACGGCTGCGAGATAGGCTTGACGAGCAGAATCTGAATCGTCAAAGTACCCCAAATGTTTCTGGCCTCCCAAAACCCGCAGGCGAGCCTGAAATTTTCGACGAGTACTATCCCAGTGATAACCTTTTTCTTGAGGTTTGTCTATAAGAAGGAGATTGTCGAGAGACAGATTATCATTATTCTGATCAACACAGACGACTGTTTTCCCCTTAGGGAGCGGGCCATGATGCAGCATCCACGCAATCACTCGCGGGAAGTATCTTGTGGTTTTGTACCGATAGCGAAGCGAGGGGTTCAGACGGAGCTGGTCCTGATACAGATGACGACCTATATGCTCAAACATCAAGTTTATCTCGCTTATCTTAAGACTAACCTAAAGGTTAAGTCAATTGAAAACCTTTAGGTTTAGTTCTTTTAGAAGAATTACTAAGAAGATCTTTCTCTAAAGGATCAACCTCAGGTTCAACCTTAAGGTTAAGAAAGCTCTCAGGGAGGGCTCTTAGGGCTAATTCAACGGGGTCTGGTAAGGGCGAACGATCGAAAAAAAAAAAAATTGGTGTAAAGATCCCCTCCCCACACCCAGCCCCGAAGGACCAAGCGTGAGGAGGGGAGAAGGTTAGTTATTGTAGACGCATCGCCATTCGTTACTGTTCTGAATAGTTATCGCGCCTTCCAGGCCGTTCTCATCCGTCACAATCCAGGCATAGCCTCGATTCAATGCGGGGAGTGTGCGCCCAGAGTCGACCTGTGTGCACTTACCACTGTTGTCGTGACAACCGGTGAGCAACAACAGTAAAAACAGTAGCTGTTTCATGTGAACACCGCCTCACCATCTTGTGGAACACGTTCGTAGGTCTTCTCAAAGATGTCTGGCTTGCAGGGATAGAGTTCGCCGTTGATCCCTCGAATGATCCAGTCACCGGTCGAGACCTTCATGTCTCCCTCCAGTGTCTTGATGAACTGTTCGTCGCCACGCTCGAACAGAACACCCGAGACTGCAGCCTCAATCAGCCACGCAGGGATCGTTCCGGTCAAATCACTCTTCAGTATAGAGTTCTGAACCGCCTCGATCACCACAGGCTTTTTCTTATAAGCAAACGGACTGGTGTGGAGGCTTACCATGAGTAGATCCACGCGGCCGCGATGGTGAGCAAACTGACGAACACGCCTACCAGGTTGGCACCCGGTTCTGGCTTCTCATCCTTCTTTCGAAGCGAGGTCGCGGGAAGCAAGACAAAGCCGATCGTGATGTTGATCATCATGGCGAGAGCGATGGCGATGTCCCAGTGGAACACGTGCAACGCCGTATACTGGATGGCGTAACTGCGCAACCAGAAGGCGAAGAGGGCGAACACGAATACGCCCAGGATTTTCAGTGCGGTGTCAGATTTCATCGTTTTTCTCCAATTTATCTGCGATTTCGTTGAAGGTGAGTCCTGCTGTGTCATTCCAATGAATACACAGTCTACGCGTCTCGCTCTCCAGAAAATCTGGATACTGCACACACTTGGGATCAATTAGGGCACCCAACACACCGAGACAACAGAAAGAAATACATTTCTCGGCTGGAAAGCAAGCGCCCGACAGCTCAGGATCCGACACAAGCACCGCCAGCATACCCTCGCTCTGCTTGTACTCGCCCGAACGCAGGGCCGCGATCCAACGCTTCTTGAGTTCAGCTTCCATCACAAGTTCTTCTCCACATAGTCGGCGATTTCGTCGAAAGACATTCTCTTAGCGTCGTTCATCGTCATGAACGCGTGTCCACCAAGTTCGGTCATGTCCGGATACTGTACGCGTTCGGGATTGATCAGCGCACCCAACACGCCTAAACAGCAGAACCCCACGCCCTCACACGCGGGTGCGTTGATGATCTCATCACCTTCTTTATCGACGATAAGCATTTCTCTGGCTTGCTTATACTTGCCGGATCGCAGAGCGTCAATCCACTGCTTTTTGAGTTCCGGTGTCACTTGTACTTCTCCATCAGACTGAGGATTGATTTGATGTCTTGCCACCGCGAGTCCAGCTTGATCTGTTCCAGAAGAAACTTAACGTCGTTCTCCTCCGGCGGACCGTACTTGCGCAGCCGCGCCTCCACGAAGAGTTTGGCGTCTTCCTTCGACATGAACTGACCGAGTGTGATGGTGGTGTTCTTGCTCAGTTGGCAGTTGGCCTTCAATCCGGGACCGGTGACATAAATAGGTTTACCACGCGCCTGCGTGATTGAGTAGTCCTCTTTCTCACTGTTGATCTCAAAGCCCGGCCCCTCGTCGGTGAGGTCGCGCCAACCATTTGCCTCGTAGATGATCACGGACGACGCAGCTCGTCGAGGCGCTTCAGAAGCTCTTCCTCGGACGCGTTCTCCAGCGCCGTGTCGCGCTTCTTCTCCAGAATGTCGTGGATCTTGTCCGCCTCCTCACGACGCTTGGCTTCATTGCGGGCGTCCGCGTCTTCCTTCTGACGAACAGAGATCACGTACTTCACCACCTCCAACTGCTGATCGAGCAAATTCCGCGCGCCGGTGTTGACGTCACGGTTCAGAAGCGAAGCCCCGACCAGCTTGTCGCGTGAAGCGATGATGCGCTGGCCAATGTTGTCGAGTGTGGCGAGCTTCAAGTCCCACAGCTGTTCGGTGGTGATGTTGGCGTTAGTGTCCGACGAGTAGCGGAACTTGTTGCGGAGTGCGTTTTCGAAGATGCTCATGATTGGTTCTCTTTCAGATAGTTGATGATTGTAATAAGACTTGCTATACGAGGTAGATAAGCTGCGTCTTGTTGTGATAACTGTGCAATTAAATACTGTTCCACAGAGTACTCATACGACTTTATAAGAAAGTTTCTCTGTTTATCGGTCACAGCAATCGACTCACCACTAGGATGATAAAGCCGAACACAAGAATCAAACAACCCATCGGCGGTGGAATGGGTGGTTCGTCGTTCAGATAGAAATCCATCAGTATTCCTTTTGTGGGTACTTGCTGCGTTTCTGTAGATCGAGTTCCAGACTATTCAAGTCACTGAGCTTGGAGACGTACTTGCTTTGATTGACGGCGTAAATACCATGCGTCCTATTGAGCTTCTCCAGCCACGCAAGATTGAAAGCACGTTCTTCTTTCTTATACTGCTCGTATTCTTTCTTTGTGGGAAAGTGTAAAGCGAGTCCGTCGCTTCCGTGCACACTATGCATGTGAACGACTCACGATGATGAGCAACAGAATGATGATTATCACGGCGAAACAACCCATTTTAAATACCCTTCGAGCGTTTAGACTGCTGCAATGCATCTGAATGCTTCACAATATCGAGGTGCATAAGCTTTCGTATATGGTCAACTATTTTGTCTTGCCCCTTAATCTTGGCGTCCATCATTGTTTCAAGTCTATCCAACTCCCGCAACGTGAGCATCAGAACTGAATCACATAAGGACGACCGTCGACCTTGACCTTCACCTGCTCAGGCTTGGTGCTGGAGAAGCCCACACCCGACAGCTGTTCTTTCTGATGCGGAGCACGCGACCGTGAGCCGAGAACCTCAAACACCTTGCGATGCTCGTTGAGTTCGGCCTTCAGGTACTCATTGTGAATACCCCGAACAGACTCAGGATTCTCCATTTCCTTCACAAAGAAGAAGACGTGGAGATTGCCCGTGCCTTCACCCCAGTAGTTCGGGCTGAGTGTGATCGCGTCGAGCTCCCGGTATTGGCCCAACTGGACGCCCCACTTGTCGACCTTGCGTCCACCCACCTGGACCGAGTTGTCGCCCGCTCCGTATTGGACGATCTGTCCGTTTGTAACTCGGAAGCTGGCGGTCGCGACCACCTCGTTGTGGCGCACCTCACGCGGGCAGTTGAACTTCAGCAGCGTGTCACCACACTCGACTTCAACCTCGAAGCCCACGTCTTTAACTTCACGGTGTGTGAAGTTGTGAACGCCCACACGATACTCACCGTCCAGCAACTTGCTGAAGTAGACGTTCTCCACGGCGTCTCGACGATCGCCGCTGACGTTCATGTCCACGTCGAGCTGACCGTATGAACCGATCGGCTTCTTCGCGGCGAAGTGGATCTTGATACCCTTGCTGTCCCAGACATGAAGATCAAGATCGTCTGTGTTGAACCAGCTCAGACTGATGCGAAGCGGAGCGTCCACCTTGCCGCCCGCCTGCTTGACACGTTCTTTCACGCTGTCCGTGACGTCGCCGTCGTAGGACCAGGAGAAAGGATTGTCCCACTTGAAGATAGACGAGCCGGTGGTGAGCGTCATGAAGTTGCCCGGATGCTCGATCAGCAACTCCACCTTCTTCGCGCCAGGAAGAATGGTCTTCAGGAAGCTGTCGGCGTCGATCGTCTCACCGTCCTTCGAAGGCTTCTTCTTGTTGAACGCCACGCCCGCCATGAGCAACTCCAGCGGGGAGTTGATGCGATCGTTGTTGGCGACGAACAACAGATGCTCCATTGGAATGTCGTCAATTGTGGCCATGCGACGCGTGACGTCCATACCCATTTCCTCGATCTTGGCGAGCGCCGCGTCGATCTGCTTCTGCGACACCAACGACTTGGGCTTCTTGTAGTTGTTTGGATCCAACATACGACCGAACGCCTCAGCCGCCTCGTCTGGGTCACGCTTCATGGACTTGTTGTTCGGATCGTTCCATTCAGCTAATTCAATCAAGAACGTGCCGATGCTGACATTGCGTAGACCCGCCACACGTGTCTTCAAGTGCTTCCACACGAACGTGTCGGATCCATCATACTGACGCGCCAGATCCAAGAAGCCGGACACCTGAGCACGGAACTCGGCGCCGCGATACAGACGGTTCTCGTCGATCATTTCCAGTGCCTGTTGTAAGACAGCCGGAGTGAACTGGTCCAGACCGCGCTTGAACACACCGAACAGATTGTTCAGGTCGCCGCGTTCCTTCGATGGCTGAGACACCCTGTGCTTGACGACACGACCGAAGAAGTGATCGTACTTGATCGTGGGATCCTCCTTGTCGCGATTGGGGCCGGAACCGTAGCTCGCCTGATCGGTACGATACACGCCGGTGATTGGAGCCTGGCGCACTAGATCGCGAAGAGCGGTCGCCACGATGTTGTACGGCATAGGCAAGTTCACGTCGTCCCACACGGTGTCGCCGTCGATTGTGCGCAGACGCCCGATATTGCGGATGAAGTTCTTGCAGCAGTTGCAGTTGTGCCAGGTGTTGACACGGTGGATCGGATCGGTGCCGATCGGGAAGGCGCTGAGATACTTATCCCAGATGTCGTCCACGTCAACCGTGTAGAGTTCCTGTGAGGACATCGCGTCCCACTTTGAGGCGACGCTCTTCGAGAAAGTTTGAAATGCTGTCATGGTCACTGTCCTTGTATGAATTGACGAAGTGTTGCATTCACTCTGGTTTGCCAGCCGGGACCGGTGTTGCGCAGAGCGGCGAGCAAATCGGCGTCCAGTCGCAAGCTCACGGCGACTTTCGGGTTGTCCAGCTTGGGTCTACCTCTACCAGTCACGCAGTCGCTCTTTCTCTGCTTGAGAAACGATGCTGTAGTTCTCGAAACCTTCTCCTCCGTGGACTAAATCGTTCAGACGTTCCAGTTCGTTTTCGAGTTCCGTTGTGTCGCTGAGCGCCTTGGCTTGCAGACGAAGCTCACCCAGCTTCAGCAAGGCCTCTTCATGGGTGAGATGCTTTGTGGATTTGACGCCCATTACAGAACAGTCCAGATGACGGTGAGAAGTATACCGACAGCCGAGATAACACCTAAGCCACCCGCGATGACGGGAAGTACGTTGCTGTCGTCACCGCCCTCGGTCACCAAGCCCAGCAACATCGACAGAATGAATACTGTCATGAGAATTTTGATGAGAAGCATATAAACTCCATTTTTAACCCTCCCACAGCCGGAGCTATGAGAGGGTGTTGAGATTACTTCTTAGGAACGTCGAGCGCCGGAGCGTTCTGCTTGGTCACGACTTCCTCATCCGTTTCCAGCTTGTTGTCGGTCTGGTACATTTCCTTGACCATCTTCTTCTCGGCGTCGGTGGCGTCCGGGAACTGCTTTTCCCAGCTTGCGTAGAGCGACTTGTCGTATGCCATTCAATGTTCCTTTGTAAATGCAACAAGAGAAACCAGATCGATCCCAGAATCTTTGCGGGCAACTTCTTTGCCGTCCACAACCTTGGTCAACGTCGGGTACTTTCTGATCACCTTGTTTTGATGCCTGATGGGGCATTCTTCCAGCCAGTCATAAATAATTTCTCTGCCCGGAAGTAGAGTTTCTCGGAAGCAATCGATCGTCTCGACCAGCTCCTCGCTTTTCATCGACCAATGAGCTACGTAGACAATGTAGATTGTGCCCATTCTAATCTTTCCTCATGCGTCAATCGATATAACATGAGTAGTGTGTCTCCATGACAACGTTTCGGAGCACATAGACACAGCATGTTTTTACCGTCGAATTCTCGAAAATCTTGGTCTGCCACGTCTAGGTTAAGTAAACGGGTTGCGATGTGCATAGCGTACTCGTCGCATACCTGATCACGCATCTTATCGTTCTTGATTGGTCTGTGGAGGGCCCATTTGGTGGGACGACCAATCCATTGAGACAGTCTGATCGCCGTGCGACTGCTGAAATGCTTGTTGATCACTTTGGTGTTGGTGGAAGTTTGATTCTTGGTTTCCCTCCGCATTCTCCCACCGCCGCCGATCACTTCAACCAGTCTGACCATCGATGATCTTCGCCGTGTCCACATCCATGGTGAAGAAGCTGACACCGCCTTCCGAGATAAAGCTCTTGGACTTGGCGTCCTCCGGCATCACCTCATCTGTCTTACGTGGACGCCAGAGCCAGTTGTCCTCGTCCAGGGACCAGCCGGGCGGAAGCTCCTGACCCAGCCATTCTAATTTAGCCATGTGTGCTCTCCAACATTTCACCCAAGTCACGATACACAGTCATGAGGTATTCCATAAGCTGTTCACGTGTCTTGAGCTCTGCTTCACCGTTCTCGATCACGCTATAAGTGTTGAGGCTGACTTGAATGACTTCGAATATCATTCAGCTACCGTGATCACGATGTTTACTTTCTTGGCGTCGAAAATTTCGAGACGTTTGATGTCGCCTCGATAAGACAACAGCCACTCATCCAACTTAGTCTTGTCGGATAGTCGATAGACATCTTTGCCATTGCTTCCCGCTTGTTCGCTGGAAGATAGCGCCAATACAATGAACATCAGTCAGGCTTAACCGGCTTGCGATAAGCTTCCCTCAACGCCACCTGCTTGTTCTTCTGCTGAAAGCGTTCGTATCCGATCACGTTGGTAGAAGCCTGGATCGCAGCTTCGCGATCCTCCAACGGCAGTTCCCTCATCGCTTTCGCCGTCGAGAATTTGTCCATAATGCACCTCAATTTTGATGTCAAGTTTCTCGGCCTGATACACTTCTGCCTGCTTGCGTTCGTCGCCGCTGAGCCGCAGTATATGCGCGGTGAGAAGATCTTTGGTTTTGAACTCGTACTTGACTTTGCCTTTACCGTTTATATGTGGAAGTAAACAAATATACATAATTACAGCACCTCTGTGAGAATACGCCAGCCAGTCATTTTCAGACCTTCGAAAGTGACCTCGATCGGTTTACCCTTCAACCCACTGAGGTCATCAGTCTTGGCGTCATGAAGAAGGTTACGCAAGAAATCAAAAAGATCTGCTTTTTGTTGATTCCAGGCCTCCAATGAGTATTCCGCGGTCTCTCTTCGATTAGCCCATGGTCCTTTAAAATCATGTATGCTTCCATCGGGAGTCCACATGTAAATAGTAATGCCGAACTGCGCATCTTGGTAGCCACCATAGCCAAAGCCTACTTCGGTGATCTTACCTAATGACTTTACTGTCATGAGAACACCTCTTTAAGAAGCGCGCCGATGTTGTCGTGGATGTAAATCCAGAAGATAACTCCCGCGATCTCGTGAGGTATGCCCCACTCACCCAAGTTTTCCGCGTCGAGTCGTTCTTCGACGAGCTTGTCCATCTTCTTGTCGAGCAGGACCGCCTGCGTGTGGGTCAGCTGCGGAAAAAGCTCCCGCATGCGTGTGACACGTTTCTCGATTCCCGCGACGTCCGGATCAATACTTGGCATCGCGAATCCTCCGAGCAATCTCTCTGAACGACTCACGGTCATCGTTGCGGCTGGCGAGGTAATCAGCTTCTTCTTGACTAATCTTGAAAAAGTCACGCACGGCTTGAGGCGGCATCGCGTAATTGTGTTTGTTATACATATAACGTCGTTCTTGATCGGCGTGCCAACCTTCAGGTTGGAAAAGGTCACAAGCCACCCCCAGGCAACAGAAGCCCTCTTCTGTCCTCAGCGAGCCTTGTGCCTGCTTGTACTCACCTGACTCAAGGGCGCTCGCCCACGCCTCTCTCCTCTCGGAGAAGCTTCCATTCAGCATAGACGTTGATAAATTCTTTTCTACGACTTTGGGCGTAGCGGACGGTCGCGCCGGTGCCGCTGTGAGAGTAGCCATTAAAGTTGACCAGAAGCTTTTGAGAGTCATCGACTATAGCCTTATTTCTGAGGAGTGTAAGTTTGTCGTCGTACTTCTCGCCAAACACACGTTCGACTTCGGCGTGGTCGCGCAGAGACGCCCAACGGAACCTGCTCTGCTTCGGCCAAGCATTTGCCTGATCCTCGTAGGGAATGTAGCAACCATAAGGTATACCCAACTCCCAGCAAGCTGTGGCGCACGCCTGATCCCAGCCCAACGCCATTCCTTGAATAACCGCCTTGGGTGTAATTTCTTTCAGATGAATCTTAGCCACCTCCACCAGAAGCTGGAAGGCCTCTTCCGAGTAACCTCCCAGATCCGGTGGACGATGACCGCTTACGCCCAGAATCATACCGGAAAAGGATTCTTATCTGGATAGACAACACCGTTTACGCCAGTATGCCAGAAGAGCGCTTCGCAGTAAGCCTCTCTCGCCATAACCAGTGTCCAGCAGCCTCCCGGCGAAACGTCCACAATCTTGTGCATCGCGCGGGCGTCACGATAAAGCGACTCACCTTCACGATTGATCTGCACATCTTCAATATACAAACCGGATCGATCTGAACGCGCCCATCGCTCTTCGACGTACCAGCCTTTCAGAATATGACTGTGGAAGTCCCACGGATGACTATGCGGGTCGGAGTGGTCACGATCCTTCAGATGATGTATAACCGGAGAGAAGGGCCAAGGTCCCTCCCCCAAGTGATACTTCGTGAAGTGTGGACCCATTTCTTCAACACGCATCAGCCGAAAGTCTTCTGCATGACGACCTGGACCTTGTTGTCCGTGCTGTCGAGCCGAACCTGATACACGTCGCGATCGAGTGCGTTGATCACCGCCAGCGCGTTCTCGATGTCGGCGACCGAGGGATCCACCTGAACGAGATTCTCGACGCGTGCGTTCTTGTACTTGCGCGGCGGCTTCTTTTCGGTCAGCGGACGTTCCAAATCGATGATGAACACGTTGTCTGAAGTCTCAGTGGCCTCATACTCTGTCTTTCCCCATTGTTCACCGGAAAGCGTCGACGCGATCAGTGCCTGACAAGGCAGATCCGCATTGCTGTGCTCGCCGGTGCCCAGCGTCACTGCGCCTCCTCGACGAACGTAAACGGTGCGGTTATGAACATTAACGTCGAAATGAGTACCATACTTTTCGCGGAATGCCTTGCTCGTGTAGAGAAGCAGACCGCTGGTGGTGTTGCTGATTGCGAACTTGGTCATGTCATTTCCTTTTGATTTTGAGCGTTGCGATCGAAGATATTTTTGGACTGTCTCCTGAAGCTGTGGAGACAGGCATTGTTGGGGCGGTTGGAGATTTAAGCTGCGGACTCTTTCTGATTTGAAGCGGCTTATCTTCGCTCCCCGACGTCTCTTTGGGCTTCCCAATGATCAATCCTTTCGTGGAAAGTTTCTTTGGTGGTTCATAAGGAGTCCAGTTAGGCTTACGTCCGGGTTCAGTGTAAGTAGCTCCCGGAAGTTTTTCTGCAGCATAGTAACGTCGATAGCCGACGACGGCGTCTTCTGTGGACGGTCCGACATAGTAGGCATCTCTGTTTGGCCCATAGGCTTGCGCCGGAGCGGTCCAGTTGCGCCACGCGAACAACTCAAGCCAAGGCTTCATTTGAGCCACGGCTCGTCGTCCGTTTCTGAACTTCAAAACATCCTTGTTTCTGTGTCTGAAGTCGTATTGCCGAATGATTTCCTCCAGATGGAGAACAAGCCATTCGACGTTACCCAAGCCTTCGGTCAACCAGATACCGCAGGGGTGCTTCGGATTCTGGACACCAACCCAAGGATCGGGAGCGTGCAGCGCGTCGTCTTCCGGATCAAGTTGATTCAACTCAAAGCCACTGACGAGTTCCTCACTCGACAACGGGCCGTGATACTGCATCGCCCAACCGGACAACAACTGCGTGGATTCATTTATCTGTGAACGACAGTGGACGTCGTGCAGCCATTTCGCCGCCTGAACGGGATCCCTGTCCAGGAAGAAAATGTTCACGCGTTGAGTTGCTCCACGATGATGTTGAACGCGCCCTTCACAATGGCATAATCAGTGCTGGCGTATCCGATGGAAGTGTTGTCGCTGTTATCTGGATCCGGACTGAGCCACTCGATGCTGTCGATATTGATAGCTAGGGGTTGCAAGGTTTTTGCGTCGATGTACATACGAAACTTAGGCATGGTTGAAGTGTCCCATCACAATTATGAGATTGACGACGAAGAGAACGGCGGCGACAATGAACCACGGCGTGTCTTCCTCACGATAGAAGACGAAGAGGCAAACAGCGGTCATCAGCAACGCGATGTAATTCAGAATGATCATGTCAACTCCAAAATTATTGCCCCCAGACATCCGTTAGGACATCCAGGGGCAGTTCGACTTACTTCTTCTTCGGGGTCGCGACCTTCACGGGTGCGGCTTCCTCGACTTCAGGTTCGGCCTCAGTGGTCTGAGCGGCAGCCTTGGCGGCAGCCTTCTCAGCCTGATAGCGCGCGAGACCTTCCTTGGCCTTCGGGTTCAGAGCGCGCTTGACGCGACCTGCCTCGTAAGCTTCCAGAATCGCGGTCTTGTTCTCGATCACGAAGTCGGCGACGTCCGCGTTGCCGTCTGCGAGCGTGGTGAGCTCGGTCTTGACGACAGCCGTCTTCTCGTCGGCGTCCATACGCGTGACCTTCGGCCAGCGGAAGGTATCCAGGATCGCGGCGGCGTTGTCGGCCACGAACTTGAACTTCGGCTCGTTGGCGTCAGAGATAGCCTTGAGCGCCTTTTCGAGCTGGTTCTTCTCGCTCTTGCTCACACGCTTGATCGTACCTGCCTCGAAAGCATCCTCGATCTGCGTGCGGTTGTCGATGAGCCACGTCACCAGTTCCGCGTTGTCGTCGATGAGACCATTCAGCGCCTCGGTGATAACCGGACGACGCATGTGGTCCATAGCCTCAGCCTTCGAGTCGAAGGTCTGGCCATCGGGAGTGCGGTATACTTGGTTCAGTTCCATGTCAGCCATGTGATTTCTCTCTTGATAAAAAGCTCGTCTCCACCCGGAGACGGCGTGATTGGGTCGTTGGAAATAAGGGTTAATAAAACGGGGTCCGGTCTGAGTGCTCGCGTCGTGGTCGCCGTTACAAAGTTCCCGTTTGGGCCAACGCGAGTGCGTCGGGCGGGGCGGCGGAGGACGCGAGTGACCGGGGTCCGGGCGGCACACCGGACAGCATAATCATATCAGTTACTTCCGATCATGTTGCGGACGAGGACGTGACTTTTCGATCACCTTGATCACGTCGTCGACCACGTGATTGTCCTTGGGCCATACACCCGACCAGACCTTGAACGCCTTGGTCCGATCGCCGTTTTCGTAGTTCAGATGACCCTTGTCGTAGACGGCCACACGATTTTCTTTGATGACGAAGCAGCGAGTGGCTCCCAGATCCTGCGTGAGAAACTTGACGGGGCCGTTGTAACGATCGCTGAAACCGATGTACTTGTTCACTTTACTTCACCTTCAATGAGATCGAGTTCACTGGTCTTCTTTTCGTAGTAGTGGCCCTCCCGAGTGAACTTCTCGAGTTTGCCCTTTTCGTTCTTGGCCGTCAGAGGAAATTTGCCGTGTAAGTTATGAAGCACGATCGTGAACAGCTTGCCTTTGCCGTTCTTGTAAGACTTGTTGGGAAGAAACATAACTAACCTCAGAGGTCGAGTACACCCTGCGCCCATCGCGGTGTAATTTGTTTGTCGATAATCTTGTCGTAGTATTCTTGCATCTTCTCCGGATCAATGTGTTCCACATCGAACTGATCTCTGTATGCACGTCGCAGAGCTGAACGTTGTTGGTCTCGCGTCACAGCTTCTCGTCGATCCAATCAGCGATTTCGGCGAAAGTTTTACCTTGAGCGTCATTCATATTGACGCAGGTGTTGACGGCCGAACCTTCTAATTCAGCCGGACCGTAAACATCAGTGTGAACATACGTGCCGCTTCTGTCGGTGAACACACTTGGTTCCACAATTTCGGCCAAAACACCGAGACAGCAATGACTGACCGGAGAGTCGGTGATGTTTCGCAGCATGAACTTCGTTTGTGTGTACTCACCTGAACGGAGTGCGGCCGTCCACTTTTCTTTGATTTCTTTGTTCATTTCTTATTCCTCGAAGATGGTGTCGATGAGGACGGCGAGATAGGTGCTGTCGATGCGCTGATTGGCGTCTCGATTCTGCAGAGCAGTGATGAGCTGATGCATGTACGCCACATCGACGCCCATTAGCTGTTCCTTCAACTGCACCGGATCCTCGAAATTGATGTCGCTGACTTGCCGCATCATCTTGAGAACCTGACCGGCGCTGATCCGCCAACCACGTTTGATGAACTTGCGCATGCGTAGAACAGAAGCCAGAGGATACAGACTACCGCTGTACACTAGTGTCTTGGACAGCAAACACTCCATCATTTCCGGAGTGATGATGACCTTGTCCGACGCATAGTCGTAGACGCCGGTGCAGTGCAGATAGTCGTAGTTCTTGTGGATCTGATCTGCTTCACCGTAGAACCGAATAATGATCTGCGTGCGATCCGTCAGCGTGATGGCGTTGTCCGTCATGAACACTGGCTTGTACTTGTGAGTCGGCGTCTTAACTTCATCCACCAAATCGATGATCTGATCCATGTCGTCCGACGAGGCCGAGAGTGAAGACACGAAGTCTTCCGTGGCTTGATCCGGTTGGGCCTCGAAGTACTTATACGCTTCCTGATCCACACCGGCCGTGCCCGCCGACTTCATATAAATCAGCACACGATCTTCACTCTCGCCCGCCAGATTCAAGCGAGATTCAACTTTGACGGCGGGTTTGTACTCCACGGTGTCGGTGCCCGTCTTGGCCTGATTGAACTTCTGAACGTAGTACTCAGCCACCCGCTTAGTCATTTCGAGCGACTTGAAGTAGACGTCGTAGTCGTTGACCTTCTCGCCGAGCATCATACTGCACACAGCGCCTCCCGTCACGAGCACCTCGTCCTTGATGTCGTGAGCCAGCGTGGGATCGTCGATAGACGCGATGAACTTGTTGAGCTTGTCGCGAATGAGCTTGCGAATAGTCCTGCGATGAAAACCTGACATTTAGTTATCCTAACTTAGTTGTTGACGATGCGGAATTCATCAGCGTAAACGGCAAAACCGCGAGTGGCGAAAGATGACTGAAGCGACTCCAGCAGCTTGGCCTGCTTCGCCTCGGTCAACTCAGGATCGAGCGCGAGCGCGTTGATTTTCTGAATGCGCTCCTCGACCTGCGCGGCTTCCCTCTTGAGTCGTTCGGCGTGCTCCTCGTTGTTCTTGAGCAGCTTGGCGAGATTTAGCAGCACCGAGTTGTGCTCCACAACCGTGGCTTCGTTCTGGATACCGCTGAGGGTCATTTTCTGAGTCGTCATTTTAAAGCTCCAATTGAGTTCGCGAATGAAATTCATCGCTTCGTTGTAATCACTATCTGAGAAAGGCACTGTGCCCATCCAGTATAACTCTGCTTTGAAGAGTCCTTTTGTGGCGTTGACGTAGACTTCACCATCTTTCCAAACGCCGTCCCAATGACCGTTGATCACCCAGAAATTGATGCCGCCGTCCGGGTTCATTCCCTTGTTGCGGCACCAAAGGCTCAGCCGACCATCTTGGCCGAGCGCGAACTGGTCAGGTAGGTACATGCACCTGTTCCAGACCGTGGCCTACACTGGGTTTCGCCTTGTCCGGGTTCTCCTTCATCCAGTCTTGAACGAACCACAGCTGGCCACATCCGCCCCCGATTGTATCCTGACCGGCCGGATCGAAGACACGCGTGTCGTATCCACGTTCGGCGAGTTTGTTGGCGAAATCGGTGGCCAGATCACGCTGATGTTGATTACGGGCGGGCAGACCGTCGTTACGCTCACAGATCACAGAAATGGTGGCGTTAAAGGTGAAGTGATCATACAGATCAACAATCCGATCTGCGTCTTCATCCGAGCTATTGCCGTCGTGGGCACAGTAGTTGAAGAACGGCTTGCGTCCGTCGCCGAGATTGTCCTTCCAGTCTTCGCCCTTCAGCGACATTTCTTCCAGCGTCCATTTGGCCTTGAAGGGAACGAGCTTATCTCGCGCCTCATCGGTGCTCTCATGGACGGAGAACTGAAGGCCGATCGCGGGAATGTCACGACTGACCTGGATGAGCTCTTCCCACTGACCGTCGCTGATGCGTGGACCGCTGGTGCTGATGAGCAGACGTGCGTGTGGATACAGACGATAAAGCGCACGCATCGCAGGAATGAGCGCTTTCAGATTGAGAAGCGGCTCGCCCATGCTCATGAACATGATCTGCAATTTCTGCATTTGCTTTGCTCGACGCACGGCGGCAAAACCCAAAGAAGCTTCATCATTGGGAGTATCCGCCTCGCAAGAGGCAAGGATTGAATGACGAACCTGATCAACGATCTCTTCAGCCGTCAGGTTACGAACGAAGTAGTCGCCCGCTCCGCAGAACCTGCAGCCGACCGGACACCCGCTCTGCGTCGAGCAGCAAATGACCGTTCGTTCTTCGTACGTCGGATACTTGTAGAGCACCGATTCGACCACCGCGTCCTTCTTGGTGAAGACGAACTTGGCGACGTTCTCGGCTGCGTCGTCGACGCGCTTGATGTTATCCCACATTGGAATATCCTTTTTTAGTCATTGCGGTTTCGACACGCTCAGACCAGTCTTTGATCTTCAACAGCATCTTGGGATTGTCTCTGCAATAGAACATCAAATTCATGACGCCTTTCCAGAGCAGATCTGTGGACGGAACAGAGCGTTCGAGTAACCAGTCACGCCACGCCTCACACTTCTTGTGCACAACGATGGCGAGTGGCTCAGTCCGCACTTGCGCGCGAGACCGTGCCCTTACACTCGCTCGGTAACCTTCGTCATTGGCATATCTGACACGTTGACGCTTACTGTCGCACTCCTTACAGTATGAGCCTACATCCATTACGTTAGTTCGGCTCTTGTAGAATTTATCCAGCGGTAAGTTATGGCCGCAATCGATACACCGTTTTGTTTGCGGCATACTACTTGCTAAACTCTTCTAATGCGTGAGTTATGGCTGAAAAGCCAAACACACAAATCATTACAAGAGAGACACCTAGCACGTCGGGCGTCAACCCTTTATTGCACGCAGAGAGTGGTTCACCCGCCATCTGAAACATGACGAGGGTGCAGGCGACGGCCATAACTAGACATGCCCACAGTGAAATAAAGCGCATGAGAGGAATCATAAAATTTCCTTATTGCCCGCTGCGGGTTTTGGACACAACCTTTTTACGCTGAATCTGTATCTTCAGCGGAGTGCGCTTCTTAAAGGTCGATTTTGTCTCGCCAACCGATGGCTCGGGCGTGACGTGGATCATCCTTGACACCGTGCGCGAAGATACGGAACTTAAGAAGCTTGCCTTTGTAGAAATCCCGTGCATTCCAAATCTCCTTCAATTCGTCGTGGGTGAATTTACCCGGCGCGACGTTGATGATCTTTCCGTTCCAAAGAACCTTGAACTTACCCAGCATGCCCACGCCGACTTTGTTGTCTTTGTGGGAGGATCGCTTGGCGTAACCGCGTTCGTCGGTTGTCTTCTCATTGTTATTCTGCATACGCTCGACGAAGTCAACCACTTCACCTTCGGCGTCCAGAAAACGCTTCAGCTTGTAGATGATACCTTCGTTGATTGTGGCGCGGCCCTCTTTGTAACGGCCCCACGGCGTACGCAGCATCACACCTTCGTAACCCAGATCAAGCTTCTCCTGCTCAAACTTTAGCACCTCTTCGATATTCTCGAGAGGTGTTTGTTCAACCAGTTTATACATGTCTGGATCAAGGCCGTTATGCAGCTTCGCCAGAGCGTCCAGCCGCTTCTCGTAGAACTCTTCGCGGAGCTCCGGCAGAGGATAGTCGAACAGATTGAAGGTGATGCTGCCTGGTTTATCCGCCGACATAACATGAGAGTTGGTGCGATTGTAGACGTTAAAGTCCGTCACACAACCTTCTATGAATTCACCGTCTAGCCACGGCTCGTGGTTGAATTCTTCCTGAACCTGTTCGGAGGGAAGCTCTTTCCACGTACGAGACATGACACGATTGTCTGGACCGATTACACCGCGAATGCCATCGAGTTTGGGTGAGCCAAGCAAAGGAAACTGTAGCTTCTCCCAGTATTTGGGATAACCTGTGGGTACTTCGCTCGGCGCTAGAAGGACTCTCATCCCTGCACAACGTCCCCGTCGACGAGACTCAGACGTTCGTCGCCCATCAGCGAACGAAACTCAGCCATGTAGGTCTGGTCTGAAGCGCCTGAACCCATGAAATGGAACAGAATTCGTTCGTCGGCGATTGGCTCATCCAGCATGGCCGTTTCGCTGACACCCATGAACACAGGCAACAGCATACGCCGGAAGCGTTCGATCACCTGCAGTGCATCCTGAGCGGTGGGCGAGCCGGACATGGCGCGGAGCTTCTCGGTGAGTTCCTGCATGTTGATGTTCTTGCCGCGAAGCTCAACCAGACAAGCTTCGTCGGCGTAAAGCTTGCCGTTCTTTTCATAGGTCATTCTTGTAATCCTCAGTGAGAAAGTAAAGGTATTCGGCGTAAGTTATCTGCAATAGACCACGACGTGTGGGACGAAAGAAATAGCCGCCTGCTCGGACGACTCCGCGTTTTCGGCAGATGGTGGAGTATTGACGCAACCGTCGTTCTTCTTCACGTTTAGCCATTGAGTACTTCGTCGATGAGATCGGCCTCCTCCGCATTGGCCACAGCCTTTCGATTACCTTCCACTGTGTGCTTGAGTCGATGCAGAGCGGCGTAGTCCTGGAAAATACGCTTGTGCTGACGCAGCAAGTTCTCCATCTGCTCGGCTCGACGAATATAAGCGAAGGCGCGTTGATACCAGTTGTTGCGGAACGGATTAGTTTGGTTACCGCTTTCGGCTTTCTTGCCAAAGTGTGTCAGCATGTCTTTGTGCGACAGTGGCCGCTCTTCTTGTGGAGCTTCGGCGCGCAGCTGGTCTTGATGATAAGGGATCTGTTCATCCTTCTTCGCACCGAGATAGCTGTAGTAGCCTCGACGTGCGTCGTCGTCGTGCCAGTGAGCGGGAACGCTCTTGCCGTTGTAGGCGTGATTCCAGCCGCGCATGTAGTTAAACTTGCTCACAATCAAAGTCCTTTCATTTTTGCTTCACGAAGAATGTGTTCCAATGCGACCAACGGTATGGAAATGTGGTTACCGTTGTTCTGCGTAAACTCAATCACTTGATCTCCGAAAGAATACTGATCTGGATCAATATCTCCGGTGAATTGCGTGTTGTGTAATTTGAGTTTTACGTGGGTGATCATTCACCAGAAGCTTCATCGTAGTCCACTGCCTTGCCCATCCAATACTGATATGAGTCATACATGCTCACAGCGTAGAAAATGAGACCGAGTCTAAAACAAAGCCATGATTTGAATTTATTCACGGTGATCTCCAATTTTTGAGGAGGCTCATCGGCCTCCTCAGATTATCCTTGTAGTTCAAGTGGACCCACGTATTCGTTCCACTCGGTGCTGGTCAGTTCCAGAAAGTAATTTGGATCTTTGTATTCCTCGTTGACCAACACTGTACGCGACATCACAATCGCGATTTTGGGTATCATCGTCAAATTCTCTCCGCCGATGAAATGCATCATCCTGACAGGATAATAAGACAACATATCTCCTCGTTTTGAGAAAACTTCTTTCAGCGGCAGATCACTTGATGGGGCATGCTCCACTTGCACATTCATCGTCCCCTTCGAACTCCGCCTCTGAGACGGAGGTGATAAGCCGAGTTTCTGCCACAAGTTCGTCATACTGTTCTTTCGTGATTTCCTCCAACGGTGCTTGCTTGAAGCCGTGATCGGAATGCAGCAGGAAGGAGAGTGACTTATGGCTGTGCCGGTAATACTTCTCCAAGTACTCACGGATCGCCGGAAGCTCTTCCTTCTTGTAGTAAATGGTGCATGAGACAGAATTGTCCGACCACTCAGTCTGAAGACGCTTGATCCAGTTCAACTGATCAAAGGCCGTGACGTCTGCGGCCACGGTGGTGCCTTCAGGATAAGCGAACGGGAAGGTCACGACCACAGTGTTGTAGTCGTCTGAGCCGTCGAAGTTCTGCTGATACTCGACCGGATAGCCAGCCTCACGACAGATCGCCACGAGGCGATGATCTGCGGCGATGCGAATGCGACGATACATATGACGAGCATATGCGGGATGGACACCCGGAGTCACACCCGGCAGAAGAGACAACGTGCCGCTCGGCTTGACCGTGGTGAGCTTGATCGAGATTGGAACGCCCTTGCGCTTACTATACGTCGCGTCGTACTCACGCAGGAACAGATAGCCGTCGTTCATCCAGGACAGCTGCTCTTCGCTGCTCTGGAGAATACCCGTCAGACCAATGCCCATACGCATGTTGCGGTGGACGATTGCTTCGGTGCCGGGCTGATGGCTCTTCATCATCAACGAGTGCTTGTTGATGCGGTAACTCAGTTGCAGAATATCGAGGAACTCTTCCTCCGATGTAACATTCGGAAGGAATACCTCACTCAGACAGCAGGTTTCGAAATTCGCAAGCGACTGTTCTGCGCAAGGATTGTACCCCTCGACGTCCGGGTCTGGGTAATCAAAGTCACCCAGGCGACCGATCTGACGAGATAGACTGAGATTAATGAGTCCGTAAGGCTCGCCTTTGCCTTCGTAACCGTCCCAGAAGTAGGGATGCAGATCGGCAATGTCGTCGCACGCGACCGAGTTGTTCGACATAGCGCGCCACTTTGGAATATTGCCCATATCCCAACGCTTCGCAAGCAGGTACTCAACGTCATCTGGATCTCCAATGGCCAACTGAGCCGACCGGCGTACGTTACCGGCCACAATGATGAAGCCGATGATGTTCATAATGTCAAGGGCGTCGATCGGACGGATCTTACGACCCGCACGCTTCATCAGAATCTCGCTGATCTGCTGAATGCCCCAACACAGTTCTTCCGGCCCGCTGGCCACACCGCCGAAGCCGTTGATCGGCTTACCCTTGCCGCGAATTACCTGCGTGCTGTAAGTGAAACTCCCCTTGGACGATTGGTCTGAGAGGAACGCCGACTTGAGGGTTTTTCCGAGAAGCTTGACCCAACCCTCACGGCTATCCGGCACAATGAAGTCTGCGCCACCTTCGTCAGTACGAACAGGAGCTTTGAACCACGGCCGGACTTCGGGTAGTTTGTCCACATGTTTCTTCTGAATGTTATACCCAACACCACTGCCGAGAGCCAGCATATCCATGCACCAGCAAAAAGGAGTGATGGGATGGTCCACCACGGTGAATGCACAGTTCTGGAGTGAAGCCAGTCCCAGACGATCCACAGTGCCAGTGCCGAGTTGCCAAAGAAATCGGCCAGCAACAGACATTTTGAGATCGAGCATGTAACCTCGGGCGCGGTCTTCTTCATCCTTGGTGAACCCCACATGTAGTTGTTCGTCCGCCGCCTTGAGTACGCGGTCGATCGTGTCGGGAAATTCTTCCTGACGACCGTTGTCCATCTTACGCGAATAGGTACGCTTGTACGTAAGATAGCCTACGCTAGACCACGGCGTTTGTCCATTATTCATCAATCGAACTTTCCCTTGGAGACACGCGTCTCCTCAACTTCTTCCATCTTTTCTGCCTCGAACTCTTCTTCGTCGTCCGAATAGATAGTCTCGTCGTAATTGAGACGACCTGTTTCGAACACATACGAGGCACCGGCGACTGGACCGGTTAGGCCGGTGTAGCGGCACTTGAGTACTTCCATTTCGATCTTGTTGCGGACGTTGTCTTTCTTTGCTCGCATATTACGAGCGAACGCCACAATGTCCATCGAGATCTGCTTGATCGAGCCGGAACCCTTGATGTCATCCATAGACGGCAACTTGCCTTCTTCGAATGCCTGGGAGCCGGACGAAACCTTACGCAGATGTGACACAACACCGATCCACACTTCATACCGCTTGACCAATGTCAGAAGCGCATTCATAAACTTGTCGATGGCTTCATTGCCGTCTGAGCCTTCAAAACCCTCGGAGGCGGCGATGGTGATGTGATCCAGATAGATGTGCTTGCAGCCCTTGAGACACAACCACTCCATCTTTTCAATCAGACCTGTGTCACTGACTGAACCTTGGTGATCCAACACAATGAACTGATCTGAACCGAACACCGCGTCGAAGCCCGGACGCATTTCCTCCAGCGTCATCGGCTCGTCTTGCGCGGCGGGATTCTTGTTCAACGCCATACCGGAGAACTTGCGGGCGGATTCACCCGGACCTTCCTCCAGCGCAATCCAGCCAATCTTCTGACTCGGATCTGGATTGCCGTCCTCGTCTACCAGATGATGCTCTTTGGTGAACAAGGCATCTTCACGCAGGATGGTGCTCTTGCCCGACCCAGTGCCGGAAATGAACAGCGTGATGTCGCCGTACCGCTTACCCTTGGTCTTCTTATTGACGCCCGCGAGGCAGTCGGGGAACAGCAGAGATTTGACCTTGCTGTCAGCTTCCATCTTTTCCCAGAGCTCGTCTCTGGACAGAAAGCCGCCCGGCGTATACGACTGAGCATCGAACATGGCGTTTATGAGCGCCGGTCCACCACTCTCCCGCAGGACGTCGTTGGCGTCCTTCTGAGGCAACTTGGTTATTTTGACTTTGTCGATGCCGACGATCTTGATCGCCTTCTCCAGGGCTGCTCTGCCGCTGGCGTCTTCATCGAAAGCCAGAACCACTTCATCGTACTGTCGTACTAACTCACGTCGTTCGAGCAAGAGTTTGAGATTGGTGTCTGACCCAGCGGACATCACGGGATAGATCTTACCGTACTTGTCCATCATCGCTTCGGCGAACGCCATTGCGTCTTCTTCGCCTGTGGTCAGAATAAGTCTCCGGTTACCACCTACGAAAGGAAGTCCTTCTCCGAACAGACCTTCAAGCTTACCCAGTCTGTACCAGCCGTCTTTGGGATAACGGCGAGCGTTGTATCCACCTGGATACGGATAGAACCTAGTATCCACCTTGCCGTTGCTGTTGAAGCTATTCTTCACCTTGAAGAACTCGTAGACCGCTGTGCTGATTTGCCTATCGCGGTCGCCCTTTGCAAGCTTCAACCCACTCACTTCTTCCATCGTCAACTGACGACTTGTACTCTTCAACAACGGAGATTTCTTCTCGGACGGGGGCCTCTCGATGTCGACCACGTCGCCCTCTTTTAACTGCTTCGCCGAGAATGACTTCTCACAGACGTAGCATTTTGCTCCACCATCCTCATAAATTTGCATGCCATCGGATGATGGGCAGTATACACACGGTTGGTTATGCTTTACTATCTTACCCAACGTCACTCCAATCACTGACCGCAGCCAGACGCTGTTTATGCCTGAAGGTGACGTTCTCACGAACGGTCCATCCCACCTTCTCAATCCGAGTATTATACCAATTAGGTGTGGTGGGCGCTTCCACCATACACAGAGACCATGTTTCGGCGAAGGACAGACCAGATTTGGTCGAGTACTCTTCGATGCAGTAGAATTCAAACTCGTCTATGGGCCGTTGCGCAAACAACTGAGACATGGTCGTGGATGAAGACTTATACTTTCGCCAAGCGGTTTCTTCGCCGCCTTTGGTTACTCCGAGGACTCTGTATTGCTTCTTGCCGATGTAGCCGCGCTTGAGGACCAAGTCACGAATTGCATAGACGAAGCCAACCTTGCCGTCCATTCCCATTTTCTCCGGGAACACCCAGTGTCCGTTTGGATTGGACGCTTTGATGGACGGCGCTTTTGGTATATTACCCAAACTCACCATTATAAAATTTCCTTAACCACATTCCAGTTGTCTGGTGTGAAACGATCCCCTGGATGGGTCAGTAGATGAATCAATTGTCCGTTCATAAGCAAGTTATTATACCAGTCACCGTCGTACGCTTTGATGTAGCTGTCGACGACAACTGTCTGCATTTCATCGAGCGTCGTGCAATCCTTCAACAGCTTGGTGGCTGTCTTCTCACCGATCCCGATTACACCGGGAATGTTGTCGGTCGGATCGCCTTTGATAAGTTGCTCATGGTAATGACGACGGGCTTCAAGTTCATCGACCGTAATGATCTTTTCGTTGCCTTTGTGCATACGATAGTGCTGCCCAGGTATGCAGAGTAGATCTTTGTCGACTGAGCAAATGATGTAGTCCTGCCCAATCTTTCGAGCCTCCCCGGCCCAAATACAGAGCAGATCGTCAGCTTCCATTCCGTCAGCATTGATTGCATAGCCCTCCGCGACAGCCAATCGGCGAAGGACGGGAACTGTGGTGTTCTTGAAGGCATTGTTACGGTGCCTGTGCTGTTTATATTCTGGGTATACATCATCGCGGAAGTTTTTTCCTCCGCCCATAGCGATGAGCTTGTCGTCGCAATAGACTTTCTCGTGGATTGAATCCAGCAAATAACGTAGATTACTCCACGCCGTTTCCAGATAAGCTTGTTCTTCTTCAGGAGTGTACTCTTGTGGTCGACGTTTACCGTCTTCGCCTAGCAGCACCACCTGCGTCGTTTCATCGTCATAGACCCTACGCGGAGGACAAGAATGATAACAGATGACGTCGCCATCTATCAGAGCAATCTTGCCCTGCACGTTCGGGATGAAGCTCAATGAGGGTTCTTCCTCCTTTTTCTTGAGCTTCAACTGGCCGATCCCCATCAGTTGATCAGCAAAATTCCGTCATCTTCGTTCTCGACTTGAGTCCCGATGACAGCCATCATAAGCTTGTCGATGAGACGCAGCTTCTGTTCGTCTTTGACTTTGTGCGAGAGCGTCTTGACGAAATCGACGAGCTCGGACTTTTCTTCTTTCGTGTCGAAGTAGACATGCTGAATCATTTATTAATCCTGATTTCGTAATTAACCAGCGCCGCCAAACAGAGTACAGCACAGATAATGAATAAGGCTGCTGCAATATCTGGTGTCATTTGCCATTCTCCACCCAGATGGTGAAGCAGTAGCAGATAGTCGCTGCAACAATTATCGCCAGCAGAACAATTGTCTTGTTGTCCATCAGTGAATTTCCCTCCAGTTCTTTCCGGTCTTGCCGCTGCCGTCCATGAAGTCGATTCCGAAAATCTTCGGACCTTCCTGGAAAGCCTTGACGCCCAACTCAGCCGCTCTGGCCGCGTGCTCATCCGGCACGGAGCAGTCGCCTTCGTCGTGCATAAAGATATGTGGCTTGAACGGAATACCTTCTTCGCGCATCCAGCGCATCCACAGCATAATAGCCGCAGAGCAAGTGGCCTTTTCAAACGCTTGCAGTAGATACACAAGTAGCTTGTGCGTCGAATCAACATACACAGGTACTCCACCGATTCCGGTGATGTAGCCACCCTTCTTGATCGAACCGCTAAATCCAATCTTCTTGGTCTCTGCGAACTCACGATTGAGCGCCTTCTCCAGCTTGACTAGATTAGGAACTTTCTTCGTGAAACCCTTCTTAAGTTGACCGCCGAGCGTGGCGTCCGGTGAACCAAAGCAGTAGAGCCAGACTTTAGCGCCACCTGCTCCGAACAAGAACGCGTAATACACACGTTTAGATCGAGCACGTCTTTGCTTCCACATAACTTTTTCAGCCGCTTTGCGACCAGACGTGTAGTACTGCTCATAACTAATCCCCTTTCTGTCGAGGAATCGTTTGAGCGCACCTTTGGCTTTGGTGCTCTTGGCGAGGAACGCACCCCAGTCCACACCCATTTCTTTGAGCACTGCGTCCAGCGCCTTAGCGTTGTACATGTGGATGTCGCCCTTGGTGATGACGTCGATGTACTCAGCACTCTTCAGATAGAAGGCAAGTCCTCGTCCTTGGTTGCCCGCAGAGTCGCAACCCACCAGCGTCCATCCAGGCTCTGAAATGAAAAGGGATCGCATTTCTGGTCCCCATTTTGATTCCATTGCGGGGACGTTAACGATAATGCTGTGGCGCGCACGTAGACTCGGGGTGCCGATAGTGACGCAGTCACCGTGGAGTCGTCCTTCGGCGTCTGTGTTTTCAATCCACCCTTTGAGGATGGATAGTCGTGAAGATGCAACAGAGAACTCACGATAGAGCTTACCGTCGCCGCCAAGAAACTCCAGACTCTCTTCGGTAATCTTAGGGCTTGTTTGGACCTTACGTTTTGTGGCTTCGTCGAATTTGCTGTTGTACTCAAGAGGTATCCATCCGTTTCTGAACAGAAATGTCTTCACATCATCTGTCGAACCAAGCTCAAGCGGCACCACCTTCATACGGCAGTACTCGCCGACGACCATGACTTCCTCGCCCGGATAACCGGACCAGGGATCCACATCGAAATAGGTGGCGATGTGTGAGTGATACGCACCTTCTTTGGTCCACCTAGTGGATTTGACTTCGACCTCTTTGCCCTGAGTGTTGGGCACCTTGTCGAGCGCCACCGTCTTCATTCCCAACTTGGGTTCCAACAGTGCTCTGTTCTTCTCGACAAGTTCTTCTAGTTCAATCGCCAGCTTCGAACCGGTTTCGACGTCGAAGGGCCAACCTCCCATGTGAGCCATACCGACCCATTCGGACGCGGCGTGTTCGCACAGAAGATAATCAGCCAACTGAGGGGCTCGCTTGGACTTCGACTTGTACTCATCCAAGAGCATCTTGTACATGACGATGTTACCTTTGACGTCGCTCAAACAACGTGTCCTCATTTCTTGTGAGAACTGGCTCCAATCGTTATGCTCTTGCTTGTCGTAACCTGTGTGCTTGCCCCATTCGTCTTGGCTGTGTTTGAAATTGCCGAATCTGTTATAGTCCAACGCGCGAGACATAATGAGAGTATCTTGGAGTAACGCCTCTTCGGGAGGCACCCAGCCAGTCAACTTCTTGAATAAGGGCAGATCGTGTTCGATTATGTTCTGCCCGATGATGTGGGTGGCGGTTTCCAAACGTTCCTGCCACCCAAGATCACCTTCAAGATATTCCCATACCTCGCCCGTCTCGACATCTTCAATCACGACGATCCAGAGCCGAGTTGCCTCAAGCGCCAGACCGTCTGATTCAGAGTCGAATACGAGTTTTACAGCCATCAGCCGCCGCAGGTTTCTTTGTAATCATCCTTGTCCCAACGAATAACATCGGGATCGGTGACGTCACCTTCGGTCGGCATAGAGTCTAGCTTATCAAACTCGACCAGCTGTCGCTCGTTCAAGCACTCACGCAACGGAAGATTTCCATACGCGGTGCCTGTGAAGATGTCGTACAGCATGCGCTTTGGAGTGAGCTCATCCTCGCGAACGTAATCAGCCACTCTTCTTCTCCGACAGAATTCGTTCGATGTCGACCACGCGAATTGGCTGGTAGCCGTTCAGCATGACTGCGGTCGCGAACTTGTAATACCAGAGAGCTTTCTGCATTTCCTGCGTCTCGTCGTCCTTCGCACCCATACGCGAAAGATACTTGTCGCCGCACATATCTCGCACGGCGTGCACGAATGCCTGCATGTTGTTGCGCCAGAAAGGTTTATATTGCAGATGCTCCAACCACTGAATTGTGTCGGTGATTTCGCCGTTCGAATTCTTGATCTCGTACAACGACTTGTAGTGGCTGGGATTGATCGCGTTTTTCTTTTCTTCGGTCACGGTAGGGTACACGCCTCCTGTACGATAAAGTTGCCATTCAGCACCTGTATTGAAAATGGCAATAATCTCATCCTTGTTGTCCACCATCACTACTCTAAATGATGCAACTCTGTCGAAATCAGAAGCAAAGATATTTGACGGTGGGAGTGAACCGATGAAGGTTTCATTCTCATACATTTTAAAAGCGGTCATAGTCTAATTCCAAATTATTGGAGGGTCGCCGAAGCAACCCTCCTTTCCCGTCAGTCAAACTTGTCTTTCTTCACGGCGATCTTCGGCTTCGCAACCGGCACCTCGTCGTCAGCGTCGTCGGTGGATGTCTGGACTTCCGTCTCATCGTCTTCGTCGACGACTTCCATTTCTGTTTCCTCGAAGTCATCGTCATGCGGCTTCGGAGTGTACTTGACGAGCCTCGTCAGCTTAATGCCCTGCAGGACATTCGCCACGCCCTTGCCGCCGACTTCCTTCGTGTACTCGTACTGATACACACGAACGTCGCCGATGGACTTGTTGCCCACGATCGCCGGATCGCAGTCTTCCAGGTTGCCCTTCTTCACTTCCACAGGATCCGACTCTTCGCCGCTCTTCTTGTAGATGCGCTTCTTGAGCGTGGTCTTCCAGTATGGCTTCTCGCCATCTTCCTCTGGGACGACCGCCTTCATCGTCAGACCCTGAGCTTCCCATTCCTTCCGCTGAGCCGAGGAGTAGGTGCGGATCTGCACTTCCCAAGTTGGGTTTTCACGGTTGAACTTCTTGTTGGGACGGTTGGGGACACAACGAACAAACCAAAGTTCTGCGTTCTTGATCAAAGCCATGTTATTCTCACTTGAAACCACATACAGACTTCTGTACGCGTAGACGGGATAATTAAACGGGTTCCCGTAACCCAAAGCATCAGTTAGTTTCGTGGCTTACCCGAATGATTTCTCGCACGATGACGCACGAGTCGACAATCCATTTCGGAATAAAGTAGCAAGGACCACCGGCGTCATTTGTCGCGATAAAGAAGACGGCGTGGTCACCGTGCATTTCTGCCGCGTCCAATGGAGCCACAGTGTCGGCGGCTGTACCACCCGACTCGTAATCCACAGTGATCTCCGTCAAATCTGTGACCTGCTCTACCAAGTACACGTCGCCACCCAACAGTGCGTCGAAGGCTCCGTGTTCTCCGTTCAGAACAAAATCGAGGTGATTCCGAACGTCCTTGGGCATTGCCTCATAGTCGTTGGTCGTTTTGAAAGTCTTCATTTCATTCTCCTAGACAAAGCAATATTCTGAATCCAGAACAGCCCTGATGTCCAACGTGCCGTAAACTATTTCCGACGCGTCACCCTGGATGTCCTTCATCAGATTTTGAAGTGGATCCGTCTGATACAGTTCCACAAACGTTTCTCGCACAATCCTGAACAAGTCAGGCATGTCGGCCAACAGACAACCGAAACTGTCGTGAATGGTCGTGACTGCAAACGGAGCCTTGTCCACAGTCATCGCGAGGTGAGCGGCGTCCAGAGAGTGAATACAGTTTGGACTTGCACCCGAAGCCTGCTTACCCTTTGAATGCTCAGTGTCTTCGATGAACGAAATGTTCAGCTGCAGCGTATTCTGATAGTAGCCGCTGAGCTTTCTCTCACCCAACGGAGGACCGTACTGGATCCACCGCTTTTTGACTTTACCTTGGGTGTAGTGCTGGACGACCGGGAAGTTTGTTACGGGAACAGTCCAGCTCAAGAACCGCCCCTCCTCCTCAGCCTTACGTCCGGCTTTCTCGAAGATCGACAGTAGCTGCATAGGCTTGGTGAGTGACAACTGAGCTGCCTCAAAGATGAGACGACCCATGTACGCACCCCACTTATGTTCCATATACAGCAATAGTTCGATGCCGTGCTTCTTGGCGTCGTCTATCACCTGCTGTCCGAGTCCGTACGCGGTGCCGCCATACGGCAGTGTCATCACACCACGTTTCATCACCTTACGCCTGTCCTTGGCGCTGGTGAGTCTAGACCAGAAGACAGTAGAGGCGTCGTTGTTCAACTCCACATTGTCTTCTTTATACGCTTTGATCTGTTCAACCAATTCCGCCCTACGGTCGCTGCTTGGTTCAGCCGCCGTGATTTGTTTCTTCAGTTCAATCAGATTGTCGATGAAGCGATTAATCTCGTTCAGTCGCTCCTTGCTGAAGTCCGTCAGTCGGTCGACGATGATTCCCCAGACATAATCCGCCACAAAGCGATAGAGATCGCCCGGAAGCTCAAGCGGAACCAGATTCACGTGTGGCGCCGTGGTCTCGTCTCTGACCAACGCAGTCAGATGCTGTGAACCATTGTTAGAGCCGTCGATGAAACATTCCAGCGAAGATTCATAATCCGTTGGATCGCCGTGCTCAAGCGCTTTCCTCAACTCCAAACAAGCCGCCAAGAACTGCCACGGCTTATCTGCGTCCATCCACCCTTGATTTACTTTAGGGGATTCGGCGTAAGATAAAATGATTTCAATGTTGTCTCGTGTCCAGGCTTCTCTGGCGTCGAGCGGGATTTTATCTGTCTTAAGACCATCGTCTCTGCCGGAGTTTCCGGCCCACGTAGAAGCGATGCTAATAAGTAGCCATCGGAATCCGGCCTCTCCGATAGACTTTGAATCGCTCCGGAGTAGGAGTCCGCGAGCGACGTCAGTGCCTTGTTCATGGAGATACGCTGTTGTGGGGTATTTGCGACCTCTAAAGTCATAATAATATAGATGATAAAACTCCTTGTCCAAGAAGCGTTTCGCCATACCGCTGATGGCTCGGGCTTCACGAAGTTTTGTTTGACGAGCCTGGGGGTTGCGTTGTTCCCAGATGTCGCTGAAGGCGTTTGTCTTGTTTCTCAACGCCCACAGCTGAAGTTCGTAAACCTCTTTGTTCACACGCCAACCGACTCGCTGCGCTTTGTTGATGCAGTTAAACAGAATCGGATGGGTGTCGGGCTGAACTGCGGCGAAGACTTCCTTGTTGCCGGTCTTGATCATGTAGTTGCCGGTCTCGTGCCTGGAGGCGATCCAAGGCGCGTACGCTGTTTCAGAAGGAAGCTTTTCTATGCGTTCATTAGGGATACTTTCCCAGAGAGCGATGATGCCCTCTTCGTTGTTGATCTGAATCATATATGCGTTGTGGTTCTTGTTACCTTGACCCAGCAACACCGTTAACAACTGCAGTTGTTCAAAGCTGAAGACGAAGAACGCGCCCACCTTAGCCGCCAAGGAAGAGTCGCGTTTGATCTTGTTTTTGTTCAGAATGTTGTGACCGATGGCGGCGATCACTTCTGTTAGATACACAGTCTTGTTCACACCCTTCTTCATACGGGTGTACAAGTACAAAGTAGTTATGGCTGCGTCGATACAACCCTCCAGGTCCACATCGCGCAGGAATATAAGAGGACTCTGCGGTGCGATCTCTCGCATAATGCGGTCATAGAGAAGTTGTTTCAGTTCTGATCTCATCCAAATAATATCCATGACAGAAGATCTAGACCGAAGTATAAGACTAGGAGTACGGCGACGACATACGAAGTGCAAACACTTAGAAGGTAGAACCAGAAATACACTAGGTATGCCAATCGTGCGCCCATAACTTATCCTATCTTATTGAGCTCACTCCAGAGCTTTTCCAATTTTGCCTGATTCAGATCCCTCTGATCGGGCGACACTCCGGCGATGTTCTCGTCCAGAATGTCATTCACTTCTTTTTGTTTTCTGCTGATTACTTGCTGATCTTTTTTCGCGGTCCTGACCTGGGCGAGTCCGTCGGCGATGTCCAAGAAGTCTTTAAAGGGGAGCATACCTCGTAACAGAGCACTTATAAAACCGGTCAAGGAATTCTTGCGCTGCTTTTTCCGGGGACCAGAGGGCGAAGGGAATGTCGATGTCATAGACTCTCTCGATGTCGGGGTAAAGGAACGTCTCCTCCTGATGGAACAGAAGGTTGTCGACCAGCTTAAACGTCATTTCGTCCGGTTCTTCGAACGCGAAACGATACTCCATATCTCGCATGATACGATGCTCAGTTGCCTTAAAGGAATCAGCGTCCCTTTTAAGAGGCGTGATGAGATCACCCATAACAAACTCAGGAGCATCGTGCAGGAGAGCACCTTTACGATTACGAGGATACAAGTCATGAGCATGACAGCAGTGCTCCGCCACAGAGTAATGATGGACGACGTGGTCGCCGAAACGACACTTCTTGCCGAGCATTTCCGCGACGAATTCAATGTCGTAGATCGCAGTTTCAGGCTTTGCGAAGTCGAAGATGTGATTGTTCATCATTCGTAGACCGTTGCTGAACTTGACGCTTTCTTGCACGTGGACCTCCGGAAAAAAAAAAAAAAATAGTGAGTTATGGTTCAGAAGAAGGACACCCCAGAGAAACGCCCGAAGGCGTCTCCCTGAGGTGAACCCTAATCCATTACTGGATAGGGGTGAGCGTACCGTTTGCTTCTTCGCGATACGAAACGCCGTCGACGACCTTGACGTTGTCCTTGGCCTTCGCCGTCATCGACATGATGTCGTTGCGCTCGCTTTCGGACATGTTGCAGGTCTTCTGATTGTTGTCGAGGTCGAAGGAGCAGGAGGTCGTCTCCGAGCGCGGCAGACCGTGGCAGGCCGAAACCGAGAGAGCGACAAAGGCGATGGCGATGAGCTTGGTCTTCATGGGATGTCTTCCTTTAAGAGATAGAGGCTGCGATGATACGCTCTTCGTCGTGGAACGCAACCAAATCCACGATGGCCGAGTTGATCGCCTTCATCTGAAGATCCAGATGAGGAAAGAGACGATCAAGGTCGGTGAGTGCCACTTCGAGTTCTCGGCGTTCGCCGGACCACGACTCTATTTCGGTGAGCCGAGCCTTGACGGCGTCGGCGAGCGCCTTGGTCATGTCCATCTGACGCGCCATAGTGCGGAGATAGCCGATGAGGTGATTGAACACATCGGCCTTGTTGAAGAACTTGTCGGCTCTGGACAGTTCTTTGAGGATCTGTTCGCGGTCCATTAGAACTTAGCTCCACGAGCCATAGCCTGACGGCGAGCCTCGCCCTTCTTGGCCGACTTTTCTTTGCTGACGACGCCCGGATACTTGGGAGCCGCGTTCGCGCCGTAGATGTTGGCCAGGCCCTTGAAGCCCAGCTTGTACTGACGACGACGACGTGCTGCGGTGCGTGCTACCGACATTTTCTCTTCTCCGATATGTCACTAACGTGTGAACTTATTTGGTTGCTGCGTTGAAGTCTTCGACGGCCTTCTTGGCCTTCTGAAGTGCGGTGTCGACGTCGTGGGTCTGGTGATAGACCTGTGCGAAGACGCGATTGTAGATCTGTGCAAGATCAGCCACGCTTGAGATACTCCTGGCGCGACAGCTTGAGCCGCCATCCGTTCTGGAAGACGACGGACTTGTGCGGACGCAACCAGTAATCGATGCTGCCGAAGACGACGTGTTCTTCAAACAGACAGATGCACACGGCGGTGCACAGAAGCAAGATGCCACTGACGAGAAGTATTCCCACAGTCATTTCTCCTTTTGAGGTTCTCTCATATAAGATACCTCTTTTTCCGCGTTTTCTTTCGGTGGTTTCGGCGCATACCGCTTACGCCACCGATAGGACGACTGCTGAGAATTATTGGACAAAGCTGCTGGTGGGCTTGCGACCCAGCAACGTGTCGGCCTCGTTCTGCACCTTGACGGTGTTGTAGAGTTTACCGGCAGCGTTGGCGTGTGCATCCAACATCTTCACGTCGATTTTACCCAAGTCAAGATCCTGCATACGCTCCGCCAAGAACGCGGCGACATCATCGAGCTTTTTCATTATATAGTTTCCTTCTAACCGCTAGTAATTGACGTTTTAATTCTATGAATGCAGTAGGCACGTCCTTTTTACTGTTTAAATTTAGATCGGTACAAATCCTACGTTCAACATAGGTATCGGCAAGAAATAGACGTTCTAAAGAGGAACGATATTCTGTACGGGCAGCGGTGTCCCTCCCTCTCTCGTTACGTCTCGCACAACCACGTCGAGCACGTCGTAATCTGACAATGTCAGCCGTGTACCGTCCGTAGCAGCTAATACACAAAGTTGTGTAGTTATATCGTGGTACTGTTGCCCACGTGCAATGACAGTGATCGCAACGAGGTCTAGGCGGAGTTTCATGGACGGGTGGTTTATAGTCTACACGCTTGGCTCGACATTTACGCACCACTTCTTTTCTCACTTCGGGTCCGCAATCTCGACAATAAAATACATGCGAAGGCCCTTCAGCAATTGATATATTGCAACGCTTGCATTTACGAGCTAATCGTCTCTTTTCACTCCTCTCATTTTGAAAACATGTTCTACAACGACTTGTGCAAGTCTTATAGAACATGGTGACATCTTCTGTGCGACAGAAGACACAGCTGTACTTCACTTAATATTGACGAGCGACCCGCCGGTGCCCTGGACGAACGTGCAGTTCTTGTTTCCGCAGACGGATTTCAGCGTGTCCAACGTGCGAAGCTGAACGAACTGATCTGCATTCAGACCCAGACCATTCTGGTAGGCTCGATCCGCTTCGGCGCGCTTGGCTTCTGCGTTTTTGCGCTGCTCTTCAGCCAACACAGTCTTCTGCATCGTCAGCACACGCTGTTCCTGAGAAGCCGTGGCGATGCGCTGATCCTTCACAGAATCAGGCGGATTTGCCCGACCAATAGTGAACCGAACGAGTCGCACAGGGAACTTGTTCCGGGCGAAGTACTGTTCCAGCCGTTCCGAAACTTCGGCATCGATCGAGGCTGCGGCGGTAGTGCTGATGGCCGTCTCGTTCAGACCATGCTTCTTGACGGCGTCGCGGATGTACGACAGCAGTTCGGTGCTGATGTTGTTGTCGTACCAGTTCGAGCCATAACGCTTGACGAGCGCGACCGAGTCGGTGACCTGCGTGACGACAGAAGCGTCGAAGTCCAGAGGTACACCGTCGCTGGTCATCAGATCGTTTAGCTCAAGCTTGTGCTGCTCCGGCTGCATGTTGACGGTGATCGCACTAGTCGACCAAGCGACTAGTTCGGTGCCCTTGACGGGAGTGTCGAACACACCGCCCGAGCCGAAGAACCAGGGCTTTGCGTTGAGAACTTTTTCCTCGTTGGGCTCAGTACTCACGTAGGAGCAAGCCGAAGTGGCGAACAGAAGCGAGAGAAGAAACATATTTTTCATGATGGAGTCCTTTCCATATAAGATACCATTATTTCCGCGTTATCAATGATCGTAATAACCACGAGCACGTCGTCGGGCAGCTTCCAGAATTCGCTCGGCGCCCGCTTCACCCATAGCCGCATACTCATAGAGTGTCGGTTGAATGCCGTTACTGTGAGCAGACAGCTGACTCACCGTGCCGCTGGGCTTGATGGTCTTGACGCGACCTTTGTTACAGATGGTTTGAAAGACTTTCTTCCAACCCATTCCGTAACTGAGGCCGAACGCCATATTCTTGGCCACCTTGTCGCCACCGAAGAGGACCAAGGTGAGCGCGGCCAATTTCCAGAAGAAATTCTTCATGCTCATATGTCCTCGACGATTGCGTCGCCCACAGACGCCACGCTGGTCAATTCGAATATACCGATGCGAGGTCTCGACGAACTGACCATCTTTGCAGCCGCGACTTGCGCGGACATCTTGTTGGGATACAGAGTTGATGACAGATAGGGAAAGGTGTGCAGCGGGTGATTATCTTTGGTGACACCCAGAATGATGAAGCTCATAGTACCTCCGATGAAATCATGACATAGTTTGGACCGGCGTCCTTGAAGGCGGTTTCGGTGAGCACCGCAATGTTGTCACCTTTCAAGGTCACCGTCATTTTGCCGGGCTTGTTGACCCGAACAAACTTAAATCTTATTCGCACGACGCATCCGTGCCACGCCTCCCAACGCCAGGAAGCCGACGGTCATTGCGCCCCAGGTGGCCGTCTCCGGGACCGGGGTGATGAGACCCTGCCCGCCGCCGCCGTGCCCAACTCCGCCTCCACCTGGGAAGCCACCGCCTGAGCCTGCACCTCCGCCGCCCACAAAACCGCCGCCACCGGAGCCGAAACCACCGTAGGAGAACTCGCCGCCAACGCTATCGGGCAGCGGGCAAAGAGCCAGATTACTCTCGATCTTGATGTCGCGAACTGGAGGCTCGTCGAAGACTTCCTTATGAGCCGTTTGGTTGATGTGGTGTTTGACCACAGCGATGCCGTGATTTATTTTGGCGTGATAGTGGTGAGTCGCGATTGGAGCCACCACAACGCAAGATAGTAGAACACCTTTGCTGAGCAAGTATTTAAGCATGTCTAATCCTCTGAAAAGAGTTCCTGCAGGGTCCGTTCTGGATCCCAGCCAACTTTACGCTTTACTTCTTTCCCGTTGTGCATCAGCACAAGAGTGGGTACACCTCGCACGTCAAAGCGATGTGCCATCAGTGGTTGCTCGTCGACGTCTGACACCAACAACTCGATGTCATTTCGCTTACGAGCTTCCTCCAACGCGGGTTTCGCGGGCAACGCCCAAGACGCCCAGAACAGCAACAACTTGTCGCCGGTGTCCAGGAGATCTTCGTTTGCTTGAGTGAGTTCGATCATCGTTTCACCTTCAGACCAGCGGCGCTGAGTTTGGGCTTGGGAGCCTCCACAGGCTTTGCCTCTTCAACACTGACGGTCTCGATCAGGTTCTTCTGACCATTCATCTGCTTGGAGGCACCGGAGAGAGCGTCCTGCAGCTCGACCGCAGTCCAGACTCCTTGGTACTCACCATCCGACACAGTGACTTTGAAGCTGCCGTCCGGACATTCTGAGTCGGGAGCGACAACCTCAATCACCAGAGCACGTTCTTGACGCAGCAGACGAAGAGAGTCGCCGAGCGCGTTGATCTTGTCGCGATCGCTGAGATCTTCATTCGCCTCAAACTCGGCGTCGATCTTAACCTGCAGCAACCACCACTTAGTTCCGCGATAAAGTTCTCTGGCTTCCTCCAGAAGTTCTTTCGCTCGGCTTTTTGTTTTGTGACCGGTGAAGGTTCCGGCCCTGACGATCGCCCAACCCGCGCCGTCTTTGGGTTTAAGAAACGGGGTCATCGACGATTGGCGCTGGACACAACCAGCTTCCCATCGTGTTTCGTCCGAATCTTTTCCATAATGTCCGGCTGCTCGATGCGGCGCAGTTCCCGTTCGAACAACTGTTCGGGCGAGGCGCCTGTGACAGCGAAGTAAGCCGCCAGAGTGGTCAGCACACCACCGATCTCTTGACTGGTGACGCCGGGAGGTTTGGCGTAGACCTGCTCGATAAGCGCGAGCGCCTGTTCTTTTGTGACGCCTTCAACTTGACCGAGTTCGATGCTTTCTTCCAAGAAGCGTAGCACACGCTCCTCGACGTCCATACAACGATTGCCGAAGCAATTGCGAATCCACTTGATTAAGCGGAGAGGTTGAAAATCAAGCAAGACGATACACTCCCACCCAAGCCACCACTGCGTAATACAGTAGTGTAGACCAAGCGATGAGCACCGCGCCGTTCCAGAGAAGTAATCCGAAGACTATCCCCAACAACGTGGTGCAAACTTCCGAAATTGCAACTGTCCCCGCCGCCATAATGATTGCGCCGAAGAGCAACCCGGCGAACGACAGTACAGTCAATAGAATTGCGATGAACATTTTATTTACTCTTTTCCGCAAGGAGTCTGTCCGTGTAGCCGTGGTTGTAGGCGTGACAGATGCTGATGACGACGAAGGCGAGCTCACGGTCTGGGACTTGGTGAGACACAAAGTAGGCAAGTGTGTACTTGCTTTGGTAGTCCCGTGTGTACGGGATGCATACCTTCTCCACCGCTTGTTGTTCGAGTTCCAGGGTGCGGACTTCGACGTGACCATTGGATTCTTTCGGCAGGAGGATTGAAGATGCGGCGAACAGCAGAATACCGATCATTCGGTGTCTTCCTTTATGCAGTGAGAAATCATCATGTTCTCGTTTCGAGCGTGGAGCTCGATGAACGAACGGCGGGCGACTTCACAGATCTTGCGACTCGAGAAGTCTTGGATCTGCTGGCTGCAGACGTTGGGTTGCATGCAGATCATGACGAGAAATCCAAACATGGCTAATCCTTTTTAAAATGTTTCTGAATACGGTCGCAGAGTTCAAGTGTCATTCTGTCGTCCTGAGTCGTCACAATCTCGGGTCGACTTTTCTTCAGCTGACGGCTGAGCCATTTATCTTCGGCGATTGATGTCTCTAATGTTCGATACTGATCAAGATAAACTGAACTCACTTTGCTGTCGCGAGTCAGTTGTATTCTGACGCCGGAGTCATGCAAGAGCCACGAATCTGTTCGTTGCCAGCCGGGACTGAAAAGAAGCTTGCCGATAAGTTCAACACTCTGACGACGGCGCTGTAAGTAGCCCCCATTTATCAAGAAAGGAGAGCCAAAACAGATGGTGAGGCCGGTGGCTACTACCACCAGGAAGAATATAAAGTCAAACATCGGTCATCTTACTCCGCAAGAGTTTTGCGGCGTCGCCCGCCTTGTCGGGACGCACAATCAAGTGCTTGACGCGACGATATAGCCACTTCTTGTCGCCTTTGGTTAGCTCGATTGCGTAGCCGGGTATATCTACGCCTCTGATCTTTTCGTAGTCGTAGTCGAGAGCAATCTCGACACCGGTTGCGGTATGCTTCAAGTAGCGGCCTTCCATAAACCAACCATTTATAGCCGCAATCTCACCGATAACCGCTAACGCGGGATCCTTGCGTTCACCGTAGGAAGCGAAGGGTCGCACGCCGTCGACCATCCACGACAGCAAGACGACCATGAGCACCGCTCCACCGATACCGAGTGCGGAAGCGAGAAGAAATTGAATTACAATCATTACAGTACCTCACAAGTTTCGTTGAAGAGCGCTTCGGCGAGATCCAGCTTAGTGCCATGCTTGATGAGGTGATCCTCCAGTATAAGCTTTATGTCCAGAATCTGTCGGATGTCTCGGTTTGCTCTGAAAGTGACTTTCTCTCGGTTGAGCCAAACGAAGAAGACCAGCGGATGATCGGTGGTGTGAATGCCCGCGAACAACCACTCTTGAATGATACGTTCCGTCATATGTTCAACTCCTTGAGCTGCAGGAGACGCTTTACGATTTGATCTTCCGTGAAACGATCGTACAGACCGTCCAGAGAAGGAGTCTCACGTCCGTCGCCCGGTTGAAAGGCGCGGGTGCTCGCCCAGGTCGGCAGCTTGTCGGCGAATTGCGTCAACAGAAGAACGGTGTCCGTGTCGACGACGATGCTGTGGATCTCCGAGGCGTGCTGATGGTACGACTCACCTTCCTTGTGCAGCATGCTGGACTCGATCGACAGCAGTGTTTCGCGCTTCCAGACGAAACCGGAGCCGCCGTTGAGCGGTGTCTCGTAGTCGAATTCTTGGAAACGCGTGTGGCGAGGATCACCCCAGCCACTTTTGTATTTGTTGTTGCGAACTTCTCCGGCCAATACCGTGGTGGAAAAATCATAACGATGATCGTGCGGCACGACGATTTCGGCGTCGGTCTTCAAGTTGTCGAAGAAGTAAGCTTTGATCGTCAGCGTATCCGAACGATGCAGACAGATGTAGTCGAGTCCTTTCGAGTGGAAGTTGCGGAAGCTGTTGGCGGCGATGGTTTCGACGTCGTCGTATCTCATTTGGCGTATCCTTTATAGTGATTGAGAAAGTTTCCGTGAAAACAATTTTCGCTGAACCCTGACGGAACGCCGTGGTCGAGAAAAAAGTAAATACGTTCGGCCGCACCCTTGGCGGTGTTGTCGAAATGGGACCACATACCGCCGAACATCCACGCGAACTCAGATGAAATCGCATCGCTGCCTTCGGAAAAGACTGGACAGAAGTTACGTTCGCAGTAAGCACTCCAGTCTATAGTGCTGCCGGGAAAATCACTGTCGACCGCCAGAAAACCAGCGCTGGGACCGTGACCAACTGCGCAGGCGACGGCACCACAGTTGTGCACACCACCGTTCTCGCGAGCGTATTTATTTCTGATCTCAAACTCTCGTCCCCAGAGACCATCCTCGACCACGCTGAAGTAAGAACTCATATTGAAGCTGTCGTAGTTCTCGGGAAGCTCAAAGAGATAGTCGGCGAGCGTCTTGAGGTTGCCGCGATTAACCATTGTAGATCTCCACGAATGCACGATAGGAATAACCCTTGAAGACTTCCGGCACACCGTGCTCGAGATAGTAGTTGATGCGCTTGGCGGCACCATGAGGTGTGTTGTCGCAGAAAGACCAGAATGAACTGAACATCCACTCGAACTCGCGCGTGTTGTTGCCATCTTCGTCGCGCACATCGCAGAAGAGACGATGAGTGTACACATCCCAGTGGACTTCCACGTCGTTGAGTTCATGTTCCTGAAACAAAAAACCCGCCGAAGGACCATGACCCACAGCACAGGCCGCAGTTCCACAACGCGAGACTCCACCGTTGTTCAGTGCGTAGTCTCGTTCGTCGGCGGGAGTGTGGGCGTAGAAGAAACCCGCCATGTCGAATTCGGCGTAGTCTTCCGGCAGCGTGAGCAGGTAGTCGGCGAGCTTCTTGAGGTTGTCGCGGCGGTTCATGCGATGTACTCCTGATAGATGGGGACATAATAACGAAAGCTTTTGCAAACGTCGAAACTCTCCGGCACGCCATTTCTCAGATAGTAGTAGATGCGTGCGGCGGCTCCGTGAGGTGTGTTGTCGTAAGGCGCCCACCTACCGCCAAACATCCAGCTGAAAGCATTGGCAGCTTCTGGGCTGAAGCGACGACCGACGATGAAGTTGGCGTAGGTATATTCCGGCCACATCACTCCACCGCCTTCTGAAATGAACTCTTCGGTAAAGAGAATACCGGCGGTAGGTCCGTGACCAACCGCGCAAGCCACGGCTCCGCACGCGCCCACACCGCCGTTGTGTAGAGCATACTCACGTTCCACTGAGGTGTGAACACCCTCCATGAAAGATATCATGTTGAAATGTTCGTAGTCCAGCGGAAGCGCCGACAGATAATCGGCGAGCTTCTTGAGATTTTCACGCTTGTCCATCTTGGAGCCTTTCATAGTTGTCGTAGATGTACTCAGCCATTTGCATGAGATTCAGCGCGGACTGCTTGGTGAGGAAGCGAATGAAACAAAACGGTTCGGCGTTAATCTCGATTGTGTCGGCGTTCTCTTCCGTGATCGGTTCGTCGCCTTTGACGGCGTGGAATGTGATGCAGGGAAACTTATCTTCATCCCAGTTGGGCACCATAGCGAAACGACCGGTGCCGATTTCTATTCCAGGAATAACCATCTGAATTTCCAATTTTTAGGAGGAAGCTTTTTACGGCTTCCTCCAGGATTAATTAGGCGTACGCGAGGACAAGCAACCGAAGCTGATGTTCGGTGTAGTCCAGGATGCGACGATGAAAGTTTTCGGCGGCGGCGCGATAACCACGACGCTGCATTCCATCGACGATCTGCTGATAAGCTTGTTCGAGTTCCATACCAAATCCTTTTATCCAGAGCATCGGCGATTGGCCTTTTCGCAGGCGTGGAAAAACAGAATGACCACCGGAGTGGCCACAGCAGAAAGCATACCGTAGTAGCCGATCACGGTGAACATTATATTTCTCCTGAGAGATGATCCTCTCATATAAGATACCTTATTTTCCGCGTTTTCTTTTGACGAAAATTTGCAACTTAGGGTTGACGATCAGACGACGTGTGGCGCGTCTCAGCAAGTGAGAAGACAGTTCATCCGCTTCCAGATGGAGTGCGTCCTCAAGCCGGGTCACTTCATCGCGTCCGCGTCTCGTTGCTCACAGCGAGTTATGATGTCTATGACGTCCGTGGTTCGACCGTTTGACTGGTCAACCTTGTTCGCCTCCGACACACCAAAGTTCACCCAGTTCTTGAGTGAGTCCAGCGGGTCGGTGACGTCGACGGGAGGCGGTGTGTGGGCCACACCTTTGTGCCAACTGTCAGGGATTAGTTTTGAGCACGCACTCGGGTGACCCACTATAACCGGCGAGTGCGCACAGCCCGCTGCGGCCAGCAGTGTTGACGCCGTGAGCGTCCTTAGCAGATTGAACTTGAACACGGGTGGTCTCCACTACTCGATCGCCTTCAGCGTCGGTTGAAATTCTATTCTGAGTCGTCTCGACGGCGTCTTCGCCGGACAGTATAGCGCCCGTGGCGATGTTGCCGTCCAGATGAGCTTGATCGCTCTTTGAGCCGCCGCATGTCGCCATCAGAAATATAGCGATGACGGCTATGACCACCATGGCGATTGTGATGTATTTACTCAACGAATTACCTCCAAAGCTTTCTTGCGCTTGGCTTCTACTTCGGCCAGACCGATGAGGCCACCGTTGATCGAGCGTCGAGCGCCCTTGAGATCAGCCATATCCACATAGTCGAACGTGTGCTTGCGCAACATGAAGTCACAGGCGGCAACCAGCGACTTGGCCGGATCCGCGACATCGTCTGGATCGAAACCCAGATTCAGTTTGAGAACGAGATACTCAGCTGCTCCGGTGTGTTGGAGCATTCCTCGACCACGGTTTTCCCAGCCGTGGCCCTGATTTCCCATGCGATTTCCGTATACAAGATTTGCGAGGGCAACATCCTCCCTATCTGGATCAGTCGGATCCCAAGAATAGGGTGCCGCAGAAGCCAGAGTAGGGAATCTAGTTGGCCAAATTTGTGTGAGACGTTTTGCACTGTAGTGGAGGTTCTCTTCAAAGCGAGTCCAACCGCCGGACTCATTACTCGTTTCACCGAGGAATTCCGCCAACCGCATAGGGGTGTCGACCTTATACTTGGGGAACGAGATTACAGCCTGCGCGCCGATTGCTCGGAGTATCGCGTCGGGTTGACGTCCGGCGACGTAACCGAACAGCATGGCGTAAGTTATCTTACCGGCCACACCGTCGATTGCACCGCAGGGGAATTTTGCGTCAGTCAGATTTTGTTGGGTTTTCGTCCAATTTATCATTTTCGGCCTTTGCTTCTCCGGTGACCGGTGGAACCTTTTCGGCGGTGGCTTTAGCTGCAGCCGCGAGGTCTCGATCAGCCTGATTGGTCTTAAACAATGCCTGAGCCGCCATACCCATAATAGTCATGAGACCAGTGACCGTAGAATCAACAATTCTGATCTTTGATTGAGTGACCAGATCATTGAGATTACCGTCGGGGAAGTAACGAACGAGAAGCATGAGTAGGAGGATGGAAAGGAGGAGGGTCATAAACGCTATGAACCCTTCATGCTCTTTCCAGGAACTAGAGGGTATTTTCATAAGGATAACTCACTATGATGATTACTCCAAGGAAGGAATCTAAGGGAGCGCCCATCGTTAATTCAACGGGATGGATGATGCCGAGTCGGCCAAACCAAACGACCCGAAGCGACAGGCGTCCAGCCATCTTTTTCAAGCACTCGCTGGAACACACTCTGGTTATGAAGCGTACTGCTCGTCACCGCGATGTGGAAACCCTTCTTCTCAACCCACTCTCTGAAGTCTCTGTGGAAGTCACGTAACTCGTGAACAGCCTTGACGCCAGTAATGTTTGAGTGATAATAGATTTGACTGACCGCTCGAATCGGTGAGTGATGATTGCCGTGGCCTTCTATAGCCATCATCCAACCATGCTCACCGATCTTGAAGTACCGTCTATCCGCGATTGCTTGATTCAGGAAAGCTCTAAAATGAACTCGATCGTGTGGAAAGAATTCATCGTTGTAGCGTGCGTAGAGATCTTCGGACAGATCACAAATCCATCCGAAGTCTGATCTCTTAGCTTGTCTGTAAGTACCCATCTTGTGTCTGCGCCAAATAGGGTGCCAGCATCTTCATAGAGGGGCTGTCCACCGGAGCCGAATAGTTGTTGTTGTCTGGATCCAGATGATAGATGTAGCTGAGCGGGAAGCCCGAACCCCATGTCGTCCAACCAAACAACACATCTTTATGGTCAAGCATATACTGATACATACTTGCCATGATAGGTCCACAGATGGTCTGAGCGGGATCGCCTCCCGCCGTCTCACCGATGAAACCTCGTTTGTTGTGGGCGGTCAACCAATCCACGAACTGGCTGATTCTGCCGGAGCCTGTTCCGGACACACAGAAAGCTGAAGTACCGGAACCGTCGCTGTCGTTATAGCTGTGGCAGTGGTAAACTTCATTGTTGGCCGGATCATAGCTGGTGATGTTGGCGTCGCCGTTGCCGTTCTTGATGAACGAACCCGCCGAAGCGTACTCAGACATTTCACGATGGATTAGACCGGTGAAGTTAGTCTGAGCGCGAATGGCGTTCATCACTGCTTGATTTATGTCTCGGGCCCAACCGGCGCCCAAGGAGTTGTTCACATCCTTCGGCTCGTTCATGAGATCAAAGTGAACACGAGGGTTGCCTTGAAACACCAGCGCGAGTTTCACCCAGACATCGATTAGATGCATGGTATTCAGTTCCGCGCCGTTGTAACGAACAGTGACGCCTCGACCATAATACTTATTGTCTGTTGAGTTGAAATACGGCTCGATGTTGTACTCCATGAAGTTATGCATATCCAGCAGAATATATCCGCCGAGGACGTTAGTCCAATAATTGATAACTTCAATGATTCGCCGCATATCCTGGTCATTGCTACCGGTGAACGGTACGTCGGGTCCGTAATAGAGTGGTCCCATAAGAACAGGTTGAATACGTTCCCAACGAATTGGAAGACGTGCATAGCGTACGCCCTTGGACCAGTAGTAGTCCATTCGCTCATGCTGATAGCCCACACCGTTTTCCGGCTTGGACGGGTAGTAATAACGACCGCCGTTGTACGCGTACTTCTTGCCTGTGGTTGGATCGAAGATTGCGCCGAACTCACCGCCTGAGATATTCAAACCGTAAAGATTCTTGGGACAAGGTGGTTTAATCAAACCCGACAAGTAGACACAACTGTCCGGTATCACAAGTGGATCGAGATCCGGATCCGTGAGCCGCATAGTGTGCTTGCCCGTACCCGCGTGAGGAACCGTAAAGGTCACAGCACCCTGTGCCAAGGCTGTGTTCGTCGTCGTCAGCCTCGTGCCGTTTAAGGACATAAAGCCGCTCGCCGCCAAAGCTGCCTGCAGCGCCGAGTCGAACCCTGGGGGTGAGTTGACCGACGCCAGCGTCACGCTGCTGGGATTGTCGTTGGCCGGACCTTGTAAGGTGTAGGTGATGGTCGTACCGTCCGAGGTGGCCCGCAGTTCCCAGAACCGAGGAGGAAGATCGGCGAAGATACGCGTCTGCGAACCTCCGTTCATGGCGACCGGCGTGTATTGCCTCCACCAGTTGTTACGATAGGTCGTGCCGTCTGAGGGTGGCGGATTGGCGGAAGACTTCGTGACTAGATCATAGATAAACTTTTGTCCCGTCGGAACATAGATTACCCAGTCACCTTTCTTGTAGATGGTGGTGTTGTTCCAGTTGCCCTGATACGACACTGTGGCATCTTCAAAGCCGACAGCCACATCGCCCTCGATTGAAACGTTGGTAATACAATCCCACTGCATCGGGAGAGGTTCCGCCACACCGTCTTGTTTGACGGTCAACAGTATGCTCATTGGTTTGGTGGGATCGTAGCCCTTGCCCCACGTCACATAACCACCGTTGAACCACTGTCCGGCCGTCGCTTCAGTCCATTGTGGAATTTCCACAGTGCAACCGGCCTCAAGTGCGGCTTTACGCAACTGTGTTCGGAAGTCCGGATCCAACTGCTTCTGACCGACGTTCGCTTCGTAGATTTTACAGCGATGTCCCTCAATCAGATTTGTCGTGTAGTAAGTAACTCTGAAGGAATCTCCTTCCTTCAGCTGCGCCGACACCGCTCCGTGATCCACACTCTCACAGTAGATATTCATGGCGGGAACGCCGGTGGGTCTCCGCGATGTGTCACGTACGTAAATGTAGCTACCAGAACCTGGAGCGATGTCGCCGTTGCCATAACCCTTCAGCAAGATCTGAAGATCACGTCCCACAGTTTTATCCGGAAAAGTGGTGTTCTGATCGTCCGAACGGTTACGTCTCACCGTGTTGGTGAACGTCATCACGTCGAAGCCTTTATAACTCGGCGTCGTCCTGATGGCGAACGACATAGTGCCGGACACAGCTGGCGTAGTGGTGCTGGACAGACGCTGGCTTGTACAACCGTGCTTGGCACACTCCGCCGCCACAATACCGTCCCAGTCTTGAACGTAGGCGCCGTTGCCGCCGATATTGCCGGGTCCAGTAAACCAGACCACAATCATTTCATCGCCGTTGCCGGATGGATTGAAACAAGCCAACGTCCAAGTAATGTCGTCTCCTTCGCTTATATAACGTTCATTCAAATGGAGTTTCTGCCACGCAGGTTTAAGTGCGTAAAACGGAAACTCCATCGACGTATTAAACGGAGTAATCATGAGACTACTAGGTCACCCACAAAGACATAGGCCGCAACACCGTTGCTGAACTTCTCGACACAGATAGCTGTGCTGCAAGACCACTGAGCACGGTGAACAGCCGCACCTTGACTGTTGCGGAAGGTCGCCGTCAGATTATTCACACCAGAATTGGTGGAACCCCAAGGGAACTTGCCGGTGCCGCGTTGGATAATACCCACTTGTGAACCAACTTCGGCGGTCCAAGGCAAAAGGACGGTGACGTTGATGTTGGCGGCTGGACCGATGAGGTACAGAATTTTCTGATTGTGTTGAGCGAAGTCTACGGTGTAGGTGTTGCCCGAAGCCAGATTGACCTGGATGATCTGTTGCTTCTGGGCGTCGTACATAGTGCGAGCCGGGCAAGCTACCTGCCGATCGGCGTTGAGACCAATCGGAAGTGGATACTTACCGTCGCCCGCTACACCGCCGTTGTAGGTGCCCGCAGACCAATCGGCATACTTCTGAGTTGTGGCCGTCAAGAAATCCAGAGTCTTCTGGAGCTGTGCGTTGACGTCTTCAATGGTGAGACTCATTTGGCCACCAACTTTCCTTTGATCACTTTATGTGTGGCGTCGTAGTCCGGACGGAAGTCGTCTACCACCAGATAAGGCGTCTTCATCAACTCGGCGACGATCAACGTCATCTGGGCGGACGAAGTGATATTTCCTTCTTCATCATAAAATACGAGATTAACCATAATAGGCTACTCCAAATAGTGTACGCGAAGCAATACCCACACCGCTGTTCCCCATTACGTCGAGGGTGACAGTGTAAGTGCCCGCAGCATTCATGTATAGTGGTGCGCTGAGTGCAATACTGTCGGAGGTCTTCTGACCACCTGTGGCGAACACGGCGACGCCGTTGATCGTGAGTCGAGCATTCCAACTCATATCACCACTTGGAAAGGCCAACTTGGCGCTGGCTTGAGCGAAGATGGTGCCCGGACCGTCCAGCACAACGATGACCGTCATCTGCGTGGTCCAGGTTGAACTGAACTGCATGGTGTTGGTCGCACTCTGAATAGACGGAATGGAGACTGTGCCGCCTGTACCCACTTTAATTTTACCCACCACGACTTCGTTCATATAAACGACGCCCTGTGAGATCTGGAAAGGTGTGATAGGCGAGCCACCGTTTGGATCGATCACCCGAAACGTATTGGCGGCGATGATGTATTCGCTATAACCACCGGTTGAGGTGTTGAACGTACCCGTGATGTGACCTTGATCGTTCAATGTATTCAAAGAACGAAGAGTCGCACTTCCGTCTGGGGCGTAGACGATGTCATTGATCTGGTCGATCTGATAAGTCGCTTTGTCTGTATCCGAACGAAGTGTCTTGATCGAGCTGACCAGCGGTACACCGTTCTCTACGTAAGCTGTATCGGCGGACAGATAGAAGGCTTTACCCGTACCGCCTGGACCGACACCCGAAGCACCCAACAGCGCAAGATCCTGAGCGTAACTCACGTTGCCGTCTGAGAACTGCGTCTGCAAGTGATCGATGACCGTGGCGATTGGCGTGCCGTTGATGTACTTGATGTCGTTGATGATCTTCTCGTTGTCGGCGTTCTTGATGATGGACAGCGCGAGATTGAACCCGTTTTGTGTCATCTGAGTCATCGCCGCTTGAGCTTCCAGATCACCCACCATCGTCCCGGCCGGAGCACCGCGTGTCGCGCCCGGTTCAGCTTGAACCTTGGAGAACAGTGTGATGCTGACCAAGTCACTGATGGTTGGATCGTTCGCTTCGCTGACAGACAACTGATAGACACGTGTCTCTTCATCGAACGGAGTAACCACGATGCTCTGCTGATTGCTGTCGAAGGTGTTTGCGCCGGAGACCATATGCCAGTGATAGACAGGATTGACATAAGCATAAGCCAAAGCCTGCAGATCAATCTCGGTGGGAGTGTAGACTGCGTCGCCCGGACGATGAATGAACGTCAGTGCGTTCGAAACAATCGTCACATGTCGTGTCCAGTTATGATTCAGGAACACCGCGTTGTAAGGATCGGTCAAAGTCATCTGAGACAACTTGCCGCCCGAACTAACGGCTCGCACACCGAAGAAAGCCGAAGCCGCATTGATGGCAGGAAGGTCATAGAAAGGCAGAGGAGAACGACCGATTTCCGAGTAGACCGGATTGCCGTTACTGTCCGTCGCGTCCACGCCGGGTCGGTACACGTAGTACACATAACCGGCGAGCTCCGCGAGGTAGACAGGCGTCGTCACCAACTGACCCGAACTGTTCGTCCTGTCGCCGACCGGAGGCAGATAGTTCAACGCATACGGTTGAGGAATAAACGACGAGTACAGATTGGGCGCCGACGAATAAACGTCATCCTTGTTTGCCCAAGCCAACTGAGACACATCGAAACGAGTGGTGTTCAGTGTAACCTTGGTGCCGTCAGAAGAAACCTTGGTCTCGTCCACACGCATGTATAGAGCCACATCGATGCCCAAGAAGACATCGGCGACCGCGAATTGAATGAAGTCACCCGGCTCAGGAAGCTTGTCCTGTACCAGAATTGTGAACTCATACTGTGCGGCAGAACGACTTGTGCGCACCAACTCTTCGCACTTGGCGAGAGCATGGAAAGGATCGGTGATGCCGTCAGCAAAGACGTCCGTCTCAAGCTTCAGACCGTTGTCTTCCGCTAACATCTGATAGTAAACGCCGTTGGTTTCATTGACGTCGATGTAGGCGGAGTAAGCCGTCAGACGAGTATTCCAAAGAATTGTTGACGCCGAGTCAATCTTGGCCGCGACACCCTTGTAGTCGTTGCTGCCGCCTCCGGTGTTAGTGCCGGTGATGACGATCTTATACACGCCCGGATTCAGTGAAATGCTCGCCGTCTTGAGATTCTTCACGTCGGACACGCTACCGTTGTAGACTGAAGCGCCGGTGGCGTTGTTGGTGATCGCGATTGCGCAACTGTCGTCGCCAGCATAAGTCAGCGTATAGTTGCCTGAACTGTTGTTGTCGACATACAGCATATATTGCAGAGAAGTCGAGTTCCCGGTGCCCTTCCAGACATTGTATTGGTTCAACAGTCTGCCGGAAGCTGTGGTGTCGTCCCATGAACCCACACCCGAAGGATAGGTCTGCGCGCCGATGCCTCGCTTGTACGAGTTGTTGAACTTAGGAGGCCAGCTTACACTGTCTTCTGTGAAGTTCTCGTGTTCGTTGTGGAAACGAACCGTGCCGAAGTTGAACCTGTCGGAGGCGCTCGGCCATTGAACAGAGAACTCTTCTCCGAAAGCGAAGTTGTCGTCATTGACCAACATGTCGATTTTGATGTCGGCGTTGGTCAGCGGATACTGAATCGACAACTTGTACTTACCGTTCGACCAGACGAGACGCGTGTCGCCCATGGTTGCCAAGATCGACTCGATGTTGTCTCGAATCGGTTTGCTGGTGTCCACAAGCATGTTGCACTCATAGAGAGGGATGTCGCGCTTGCTGATCGTGTTGGTGCCGTCGGTTGGCTGCCAGATCTTACCGCCCACGTTCATATTGGTCTGCACAATGAAAGTGCGGATCGCCTCAGCGTGTTCAAAAGAAGCCAAATCAATCTCACTGAGATCGTAGCCACCGCCGTCAAGCGGATCCAGCATATAGTCCAGCAAACAGTAAGGACCACCGTTGTTGTAGCGGTAGTTCGTCGGATCTTGCTCGTAAGTCTGAGTGGTTGAAATGACACCGTTCGTCACCCAACGAACCAGACGACCTTCGGCGTAAACCTGAATCGGCGGAATGTTGTTGAACTGAGGATTGTCACGATCGATGCGAATAACCGCAGACAGATGCGCCATGCCTGTAAACAAGGCATTAGATCGCTCGGAAAAGTTCGCGGCGATAATTGAGTCGGCTGTGCCCCCGTTGTTGTGAATGTCCACACGCAGAGCGGCCTTGACGCCGGTGTGCTCCTTGGTCGTGACCGTCTTCTCGATCTTGCCGTAGCTGCCGAGCGTCGGATCGTCGATGTACCTCGAACCATCCACGACAATGTCGCGCACGCCCGCGATCGGACCCACACAAAGCGCCTGTTGATAGAACAAGAAGTCGTTGCGACCACCGTCCAGGCTCTGATTTAGATAACCCGCGCCCTGAGCATTGACGGTTGCACTCTTGTCCAAGAAGGTGGCGGTGTCGTCGCCCCACTGCTTATAGTTGTACGTGTAGCCAGCGACACCTGCGTCGCCGGTCAAATAACTCTTGTCGGAGTTTGGAGCCACATACTTAAAGTTACCAGAGGTCGCCGACCAAGAGCGAATGCCCCCGACCAGTGCTCGACCGTACAGAATAGGAAGATACGAAGGCTGGCCTTCAGAAACAATCTCGAAACCCTTACGGGCGTCCGCTGCCGCTTCAGCGGCTCGCTTCATCTTCTTTGCTTGGATAATCTGGAACGCCGTGGTCGCCGCAGTGACAACCAGAGCGATGATGGCTACTACAAGTTCGAAACCCATTATGCTCTACCCCATTTTAGGATGAGCGAGCCCGACCCTGTGTAAATTGAATCGAAGCTGGCGTCTTTGGCGTTGCGATGACGCACGTTGTCGCGAGACAGATAGAAGCCACGACTTTGTTCCAACGACACCATAGGCGAAGCTCCCGAAATGACATACACAGCTTCGCCGACTGCTTCTGTGCTCAACGTACCGGAACAACCGTCGATGATACCTTGATACAGAATAAACGTATCGGCGAAGGTGGCCTGCACGAGACCGGTGTCTGGATTAACGAACCCGAGATAGACAGTCATGTCCATGCCGACCAGCCCGTTTTCGGCTTCCGCCTGCAACCCGAAAGTGTCGTCTTGAACAGTAAGCTTATACTGCTCACGATCGACCGTTGAGCTCTGTTGCGGTGGATCCGCTGAAATAATAAAATCGTCTGCTTTGTAAGTGACGTTGTCCTGGAAAGTGAAATCAGAATAATGTGTCGTGGAGGCCCGGAAAACAGTTCCCGAACCATCCACAATCTTCACGAAGAAGAGACATTCTGCTTTATTCGTCTTGATCCACGACGCCACCAAAGGGCTGAAGGTGATCATTATACATTCTCGATTATTTTCACGACGCCGTTGTCCATCAAGATGGCGTCTTCATAAACCATTCCCTGCACCGTGTCTGTGTCGTACAGACAATCCATGATGACATCATCCTGGAAAGTGAAGGTGGTGGCGTTCTGAGGGATACGAAGCTGTGGGTAGATACCCAACGGCCCCGTACCGGTCAGAGTAGTTGTGGTCATGTAGATCTTCGAGTGATTCGAAAATCTGATGAAGGTGCCCGTGGGGATAATTCCCACGTTATTGGCTACCGTCACCTGTGTGGCTCCAAGCGAGCCTGTGCAAGTCGGAGTGGAGGTGGACGTCTTCGCTTGCTTCGCGCCCTGATTCTGGGGAACGATGATCTGGAAGACGTCCGTATTTCCTTTCACAATCATGTGCGTCATCACGATGTGAGCGCCCGTACGCTTGGGGTCGAAGCGAGCTTCAAGTTCCCAACGCTGCGAAGAGCGCTTCATCACGTTACGCTTCAGAGAAGCAGAGTCGTTGGCGAACACCGGCTTATTGGTCCGCAGCGTGAGTGGAACCACAAACTCGGCAATCACTACGCCATTGTCCAAAAGACCGTATGCCATTACCTAATACCTTTTTCTCGATTATGAGCGTTCACGCCCCGAGTGATCTCTGGGATCATTTCGAAGATAGTGCGCTTAGTCTGGCGGCTGATGTCGCCTGTGATCGGAATGTTGATAGTCTGAGACGTCTTGCTGTTGTCGGTGGTGGGCATAGACTTGTCGATTGCTTGAGTGGCCATACCGATGTCGACACCCGCTCCAACCAAGCCACCGTCGGCGTACTTCGGGACTTGATCGTTGTTGATCGCCGTCAGCAAACCACGATGTTTCCCAACCTGTTTCGCCTTGACGACGAACTCACCGTTGGACAGCATAGCAGGAATGGAGTCAGACGTACTGGTGCCTGGGCCCTTGACGTGACCGCCGTCTGCGAACAGATTGCCGATCAACATACCCAAAAGACTACCAGCTGTGGCTGCGGCACCAATCATACCACCGCCTCCACCACCACCTGCAGAGGTCACAGACTTGAGCGAGTCGCCCATAGTCTTACCCATGTCGGGAGCGATTTTCAGCAGAGGATTGGCGATGTCGCCGCCGATGTCCGGAGCCTTGCTCGTGAGCACAGACGCGATTGCGCCGCCCGGACTGTCCTTCTTCTTGCCGCCGAACAACTTACCGAGGCCTCCGAAGAGACCACCGCCCGACGCCTTATCGTTGGCCGGAGCGGCCATTGACGTCATCTGAGACAGCATACCGGAGACCGGGATCTTGTCGGAATTCATGTCGATGGACTTGGGATCCAACAGACCGGCCACATCAGGTGTGTACGTAGATGCAATGTCGCTGACGCTCTTACCCTTGTCGAGCAAGCCGCCGAGACCGCCGCCCGCTTTAGCCGTGGAACCACCAATCAGATCAAAGATACCACCCATCTTGGAACCCTGGCCGAACAGTTTGTCGGTCAACGAACCGGTGAAGCCATCGATAATCTTATTGGTGAACGTGGAGGCGATGTCCATGAGATTGAACTTGCCGGTTTTGATGAACTTGCTGATGCCTTCGGAGAAGCTACTCTTCATTGTGTTGGTGAAGTCTTCGCCCGCCTGCTTGGCCTTATCTTCAGGTTTGTCCAGCAATCGTCCGAGAATCTTGTGATTCGCGTCAATCTTCTGCTGAGCCGCCTGACGACCTTGTTCATCCAAACCACCGTCAATTTGCTCCTGCAGATTCTTAATGTTCTGCATGATACCAACAATCTGCGCCTGGGCCTTGCTGGACAGACGATTGAAAGCACTCTTGTCGACCTGATCGCCGGTTTCACTCGCCAAAGCGGTGACCCGTGCATAAACAGAACGATAGATGCTCTGATTTTCGTTGATGGCACTAGTCAAGTCCGCCGTGGCATTGGTCATGCTAGTGCGGATTTCGCGACTGTTGATCGGATTGTCTTCGAGCTGTTTAGCCCAAGCTTCCATCTTGGTCAGATAATCCTGCACCTGCTTAACCGTGTCCGGCGTCAGCATCTGATACTCTTCTTTGGTGATGTTCAGACCCATAGGTTCCAAACTACCAGCCATAGCGTCGTATGAGTTGCGACCTGCGTTGACCTTACTGGTGATGTCGGGAGTCATGGTCGCAATTTTAGACTGCTGATCGGCGACGAATTCCGCCACACCCGGAGTGTTGGCCGCTACGTCGTTTGCACCCTTCAGCTTACGCTTAATGGGAACAATCGAGTTGAGGATTTCCGCACGCGTTGATGCAGCCATCTTCAAGTACTCTTTCATCGTCAGACGAAGTTTCGGGAACATTTCATTGATGATGTCGAGTTCATCGCTGAACTTAATGTCGGGATCGGTCTCGGTGGTCGTGGTCTTCGGACCCTTTGTTTTGTCGTCTGCCTTAGGATTGGCGCCGGACAACGCAGAGGTTTGAGCCACAGCAGAGAAGTTACGCAGGTCCTGCATGTCGGCGATTTGCTTATCGATATTGGCGATAATACGACCACCGGCCCACTTCATCACGCCGCTGCTGACCTTAGCCGTGTTGGCTGCAGTCTCAGCACGTGTGGCTTGCAGCTGAGCGATCCTGACGTCGATTGGGTTTACGTCTACGCCCACGCTGATATTGACGGCGTCGGGAGCTTTGTAATCGACCTTGGCCTTAGTCTTAGCCTTAGATGCCCGAGTGTGCGTCTTCACACCACCCATGTTACGATCGATCTGATGCTGAATGGCCATGCCACCGTCCGCGAAGGCCGGGAGAGGCTGTCCGCCGTTGATGGCTTCCAGAAGATCTTTGTGGCGTGCGGTCGAAGCCGCGTTCACCACGTACTCACCGTTGGACAACCAAGCAAGAACGTCGTCACTCTTACCCGTACCCGGACCGGAGATTGGACCGCCAGTGGCGTGTGATTGGATTATGTCACCATTCTCATCACGCTTTGTTCCAAACATCCAATCGCCGATACGGTCAGCAACAGAAACAGTCTTCTTAGGAATATTTCCGTTTCGCTGATCTTCAACTTTGATGTTTGGATCGTAGTTGGGAAGCCCCTTCTTGCCCGGCAAAGCCTTAGGCATCAAACTCTTCAGCAATTGAACATAGGCGTTTTGATGTGCAAGGGCTAGTTTGAAATAAGGTACCTGTGGCAGAGTGACGAAATCACCATGCACGTTATCGAGCCAAGAGTATTTGTATTGCTGCATAGAAGCGTATTTAGCTTCTTTAGTGCGCGCATGAAACTCTAGTTCTTTCTCTTGCAAATTTTCAAAGTCACTAGTGTATAACTTCTTGGCGGCCACCACATCAGGACGTTTATTGATGGCGTCGATGGTGTTCATCTGAGCTTGCCAAGCTGGACCTTTGATTGC